GTTTTTCTTGGTAATGAAGTCAATAAATCTTTGGACAAGAGGATCTGTTTTGTCTCCAAGCATTGATATCTTTTGCACTGCTGCTTGGCCTGCTTGAGTAAACCAAAAGAAAGATCCGGTGTAATAAGAACCTAAACTGTACTCTTCTACTTTGTCTGGGAGTCCTTTGTGAGATGTTTCTGCGAAATCTTTGAGTTGCTTTAAGGTCATGCTGTCTGCCAGGTCCTGCACTTCTTGACTTGCTTCTGATCTTGGCATGTCGCCTTTTTTCAAGGCGTATGCCATACCCATTAGTCTTTGTTGTGCTTTTGAAACTGACGGCATCTTATTCTTTTATTTGTTTTTTCCTACTGGAATTGGAGTACCTACTGGGTAAGGTGCGCCTTTCTTGGCGGCTGTGACAGATGTTTCACCGTCTTTAACAGGGATTGCGATTCTCAAAGGAAGAGCGTCTTCGTTCAACGGACCGTAAACTTTCGCAAGTACGATTCCCGTCTCGGTAGTATCGAATATAACGCCGGGCATCGCAAACATATTGCTTTCGCTGGTGGCAGGATCGCTCATGTCGATTGTGAAAGCACGATTCACTGGAGCCATCATTTCCCATTTTTTGGTCTCAGGATTGAACTGAGGAATTGTCGTGGTTGAATCGTAGTACCAAAATAAAGACCATATAGTATTTTGCGATCCGTCTGGAGTTTGGAAATTGTTTTCTACATTGAACTCGCCCCAAGTCCCGCCTGAACCATACATTGCCAAGTTAGAGATTGAAGGACCGTCAAGCACTGGGCATATCGCACATCCTTCATCGAATTCTTTTCCTTGGATCGTTATCTTCTTGCCAGTCGGTACTGCTGAAGATGCGCCGCAGAAAGCGAATTTGCCTTGGTGAATTCTCAGAACGCTTCTTTCGGGCGCGTTGGTTGATTCGTTGCCGCAACCGATCAATAAACCGACTGCGAGGATGGATAGTATTAGTTTTTTCATATTTGCTTTTTAAGAAACTTGTTTAAGTATTGCCGCATGTACTCTTTCGCCAAGAGCAGACAGACGATAAGTCTTGACTCCGTTCTTTTCGGTTATGTGAAAGTACTGCGTATTTTTGTTCACCCACTTTCTGCTGGTGGATCCGCCGTTTTCTTCGTTCATGCCCGAGATAAATTCCATCAGCTCTTCGTGAGAAACTCTACCGCCTTCCTTGACGAAAGACAATATCTTTTCACGAATAGGAGCTTTTGAAGACACCTCATGCTTAGGATACCTATCTGTGTACTTTCTCTTGACAGTCACCTTTCCTTCATTGATGAACTCATCGAACGAAAGGGTATATTTTTCATAGACTCTCATGATTGCACTTACTAATTTTTGTCTTGGTATATATTTTCTCAGTTATAGTAGTATTTGTCAAAAGCTGCCTTCATCTGCTTCCAGTAAGGATGCATGCAGTCGGGTGTTATCTTTTGGAAATCTTTATAGCTGTCTTTTTCTAAACTGTCTTGAAGTTGAGACCTGCGGTTCACGCGTAACTTTTGTACGTCGACTGATCTAGTGATGCCTGGAGAATAAATTGTAGAAAGACCGCTTTGCTCGTTCTTAAGATCCTCGTAGCCTTGCTCTGTGTAGATGGTGACGGGCTCGTATTCTGGTCTCAAGCTGTCGAGCAACTTTCTAAAAAACGGGCGATCCACGATCTTGTAACCTATGAAAAGATCGGCGTGGTCATTTAGAATCGAATTGAGAATTCTTTCTGTGTTATTTTCGTCGGCGCCATACGTAAGATCGTGTAGAGACCTACTGTGTACCAATATCGTTTTGTTGCCATTGAGCTTCTTTAAGCGATCAGCTTCGTCAATCGCATCGTTGGTCACGGCGTTGATGTTGGTGATGATTATGTTTGCGGGTGTCTTGCCCGATTCTTCGGTTCTGTCTGGACTAAAGAATCTCGTAAGCAGAGTCACAGCCTTAACATAGTCGGGTTGCATGATCTCTACTTTTGATGATGCGGTAGGTATCTTGGAGGCTACCAATTCTTCAGGCTTGTCTTCGCGAACGATCGACGAAAACTCTAAGAAGCCGAAGTCATTGCCAGAGATCTTGTCGATTTCTTCGATCTTTTGGTTAAAAGACTGTGCCACGCTCTCACTGATGAGCCCGCTTTTGTATCTAGGCTTTCGTAGGTTTGCCAGGAATATCGTAAAAAGATATTCAAAAGCAGGATTGGATTCTAAGATAGCGAGTGTCTTTGGGTTGCGGATCCACTTTTTCGATAGTTTGCCCGACTTGTTTAGGAACTCTGGTTTCTTAAGACCTGATTCCAAGAACTCTACGCCTTTCTTAGCAACGTAATCGTTGAAAACTTCAGAGACTACTTCAATGTATCCTTCGTCAGGGTTTGCTGATGCTACTTTGATACCGTTGATAGTAAATGATTCTAAGTGCTCACAGATGTTGAGCAGTAGAATGTCGAACATGTGGCTGCGAGACTCGTTGGAAGGTTCGGAATCTTTTCCGAGTTTGATTAGATCGTCCTCGAATTCGAAAACCAAAGCTTCTATGTTTCCGCTTCCGAAATTTAAGAATCCTGGTGTAAAAACCTCAGATTCTTTCAGCATCTCCAAAGAAGGTTCTTTGCATGATTCTATCAGTGCATCGACAGTCTCTTCTTTGAGCTTGCCTTCGAATACCGGCTTTGCGTAATCAACTCTGAATATCTGTGACCATCTCTCAAAGACAGAGTTGTCTTTGACCTCGTTGATTATCTCAAACTTATTGTTGCGAACTGTTATATCGGTGAGGATAAGACCGTTCCTGGGTCTCTTTTCGTACTCGGTCATCAGAGGAGTCTTGGTAGGAAACCAAGAGAATCCAAACCTCTGACGAATGGGTATAGATTTTTTGATATCGTACGGCAAGTTCTCGATGTACTCAATAGCAGCTTCGTAGAGGTCGCTGATCGAACGATCGACGCGGCTCAGAGGAGTCTTGCCGTTCTTACCGTAGTATTGGATCTTGTACGTCTTGGGATGTTTCTCGAAAGAGAATCTGAAAGCGTCAAATTTCTCAGTGACGCGAACTTCTTGCGAAAGTAATTCTCGCAACTTGTCCTCTCCAACTTTAGATAGGACTTTATTTATACTTTTAATTCCTGCCATTTCTTTTTCGGCTTTTGTGGTTTTCTTTACCTTGTTTTGTATATATTCATGCCCGAAGAATCTTAATATCCGAAAGATGCCTTGGATCCTTGGTAAAAGAAATCGACTCCGTTGTAAGGTGTCCCAGGGACAGTGTAGGCGGATAGATCATCTTTCCACATATAAACAGAATTCAAAGAAAGACCGTAACCCTGGACAAGACTGTCACCTATGACCATCGTTCCGCCTCCTACAAAATTATCAGTGCCGAAATTCGATGCGCTGGCACGATTCTGTCCATCTTCGTAAACCGTTATATTGTTGGAATTTCTTACGATCGTTATGTTGTGCCAACTTGTGTCTACTTGGTATTCAATGGTACCTCCTCCGGTACCACTGTTGTAACCTATGTATATGACGGGATTCAGCGGAGGAGGACCTGGGTCATAAACATAAGAAACAGTAATGTTGATACCCGCTTCAATATATTGAAAGATTGTGTATGATTCGCCGGGTGACACTGTATTTGCCGCCCAGATGCTAATCGTCATCTTGTTGGTGGAAAAGACAGGACCCAGGTTCACTGTTGTAAACTCCGAAGATGCAAAAGCAGACGCATTCCAGTCAATGTGCCATGGTAGATACTCATAAGTAAGCCCGGTTCCAAATCCTTTGTATCTAGCGTTTCCTCCGCCCAACCCGCCAAGAGTCTGTTGTAATGTGTTGGCGTATTGCGATATGTCTCTGCAAACATTGGCAACAAAATTTACATTTCCGGTAGCTGGCGGTACCGACATCGCCTGGTCGACATCAAAAGCAAATATCACATCCTCGATCTTAGGCAAAGACTTAAATTCGTTGGTCACCAGAGTGGCCCCGGTGTTGCCCAGGTACCACGCCACAGCTCTGCCGTAGTTGCTCATCTGTCCGGCGGTCTGTCCGGAGATTGCTCTTGTAAATTGCATGAAAGGCGAGTTTGATCCGGTGGTGGCTGTTGGCGAAATGCTGATGATCGAAGGTCCTTGCGCTGCTTTGTACTGATAGACGACAGGACCGACCAAAGTATTTGGGTATGCACCCGATGAAGTTGGGTCGACTACTGACCAATAGTTTGTGTTTGTAGTCTGTCCGTACTCTCTCCAACCTGCTCCTACATCAAATGTATTTAGACGCAAAGAGTTGGTCCCTGTGCCGTAACCGCCCGTTCCGGGTAAGACTGACTGTATGTGTCCTGCGTATTTCGACATGTATGTCCTACAAGTTTTCTGGCATCGGAAGTTTTGCGTCTTCCAGCTTTTGCTCGAAGTCTTGGTAGATGTCAGACCTTGCGCCAGGATACTTGAAGTCGGTCGAATCGATCAAGCTTTTCAACTTTTCGTATGTGTCTATGTCTTTAGGTGTGTGCTTGCCTTTGAAAAGCAATTCTACTACTGCTTCGGGTGTGTTCGTCACGAACTTGTCGTAATCTTTGAGAAGAGCAGCCGTCTTAAGAAGTCCTTTCTTACCTTCGAAAGATTTTCTTACTTGGACGATTCCTTGATTTAGACGAACCACATACGCTTGAAACTCTGCGGTCTCTCCAGCGTCGGTCTTCTTAGTGACTTCAAAGAATGACTTGCCGATTGCTGCCATCAGCAACAAGTTGCGGTAAGCTCCTTTGTACCTTGATTCGGCCGTCCTAAAGTCTGGCGAATGGTATATGAATCGACTCCAGTTTAGGTCGGTAGAAATCATAAAGTCTACCTGTGCGTAACCGCGAGAAGCGTAGCCTCCGACGGGTGCTGCGATGCTGACTTGGTTGAAACCTGGCATCATTTTGGTTTGGTAGCCCAATGATTTGAGTTTGTCGTTCAACGCAAAGAGTGTGTTTTGGACAGGTACTCCCAAAAAACCTGCGATCTTGTCGGCAGAAACAGCAATGTCGATGTCTCCGCTTGTTTGGTCGGGCAATTTCTTGCCGGCTGAACCTATCACAGCAGCATCGTCTTCAAGAGCAGTCAGGCCGATCTGTGGGAAGATTTCTTTCTCTACCCATTTGGCAGTGTCGATTACTTCGTCTTGTTTGATAGGACGAACATTGTCGACTGCGTTTCCGCTTTCGTTGACGAACTGCTCAAATAGTTTAACGTATTTCATTACTTGATGTATTTTTTGAGTTCATCAAAGTACTTGTGAAGTTCTTTAGGCATCAGATCGTTAAAAGCTGCGCGATCATCATCTTTAAGAGCCTGGCGAACTTTGGTACCGCTGGGACCGTCTCCTTCTCGAGTGTCTACGAGTTTGACAGAAAACGAAGGATCTACCGGAGTGTCGGTCTTAGGACCGGTGATGTATTCAACTTGGCGCTGATAGTCTTTCATGCGATCCGCACCGGCACCAAGACCGTAAGGCTCATATCCTTCCTCTCTGAGGAATCGGACCATCAAAGGAATCACTGTCTTTCTGCCTTGAGGATAGATCTGAAAATCCTTGATGAAAGAATTGTAACGAACGACGTCTTTAGCCATCTTGGCGAGCAAAGAATCAGGAAACGGAGAATCTTCGTTGGCTGATACGATCTGCAAGGCAACGACGGGTTTTCCAAAAACATCGGCTGTTCTCTTAAGAGCGGCAAGATGACCTTTGTGAAAAGGCTGGAATCTACCAGGAAAGAATACTACATCGTTTCCGGCCGCTTCGAATATGAAGCTTTCAAAAGTCTTGACGTGCTTCATGTTATTTAATGTTGTCTTTGAACCAACGGTCGATCCAACCTTTTAATTCTTTTTGCGCGGGTTTGATGTCGCTGGGCTCGGTCATAGGACCGTTTTTCCATTCTTTCCAAAGAAAAGCAACTTTACCCAATGCATTTGCAAGTTCAGGTAAATTCATTACTTCAACGTATTCCTCGTTTACCGTGCTTTCATTAGCTTCTGATTCGTTGGACTGTTCTTCGCCGCCTTCGCCTTTGGGCACAAGTTCATAAACTTTTTCGTCACCGGGCAATGATACGATGCCAACTTTCTTCTCTCCCATAGCTTCTTGCTTGCTGCCAATTGCAGTCAAAGTAGAAAGAATGGCCATGTAGTCCTTGCCATTGATGTTCATTTCTTTGTACTGACCGCCAGACGTGTCGACCTTGTCTTCCTTTGGAAGTTCTACAGGTTCTTTCTTTTTGGCTTCTTCTTTGCCTTTTTCATCTTTTTCGTTGATGCTCTTGAAAGCGTTAAAAGATAAGAATGTGTTTTCCATTATTTTGATTTGTTTTTGTGATCGCATTTAGCGCTTTCTTTGTGTTCGCACTTTACGCAACTGTAAGAATCGCACTTTTGCATGGCTTTCTTTTTAGTTGCACACGAAGCAAGAATCGCAACGCATAAGACTAAAAGTATTCTTTTCATATCATTTTAATTTTTATGACCAGGTCCGTTGATCCTTTGATCACTCGATGTATAACGCCGGCTGGTATATTTATCTTTTCTCTAATTGGGAATGGAAGTCCATTGTCGAATTGGAACATCCAATCGTTTTGATTCAAGGGTTCTATGATTCTTTCTTGTTCGTCCCAGTGCCACTTCAACTCTGATTCATCAACCGTGGGTAAGAAACGCCTGATTATGATATCATTTAGACGGCTTTCGTCGAACGGTCTTGTGTTAGAGTTTGTAGTCACTGTAAGATTTCTTAATAGGTTTAATGTTTGGAAAGTAGTAGACTTCCTTTACGTTTCCCGATGTGATCGTCTTGGTGAATCCGTCAGGTATGGTGGCACCCGTAGGAAGTTTCTTTGAAGATTTGCTAAAGTGTACCTCGATTACTACTTTGGTGGGAGCAACTTTGGCGAGGTTTCTTTCTCTGACTTCTAAGAATCTCCAGACTCCGCGGTTTAAGTTCTCTTGTTGTAGAGCACAGTTGAGATACGAAAAAGTTCTCTTAAGTTTGTCTTTGTCACAAGCAAAGTCGGCAGCTGGTGCCATGTGTCCTTTGTCGTATTCGTTATTTGCGTAGTCGGCATTGTCAGAAGTCTTAATGCTGTCACATGTATAGAAGTCAAGACCGTCACGGGAAAACTTAGTCTCTGTGCACTGTACGTTGTATTCGACTCTCTTAGGCTGTTCCAAGATTTCTGAGTAGACGACTGTGTACATGTCAGTCTTGACGGTAACATTGTCTCTGAGGCTGCTTGGAAGCACGAAGCTGGCGAGAATGACCAGCGAAAGTATTGGAAGTAAGAATCTTTTCATAAGGTGGGTTTGTTTTATTTATCTCAAAAAGAAAAGCCGGTCCTTGCGAACCGGCCTCTTATTTCATAGCCAAGAGTTATTTGTTCTTAGCGACAACAGACCATAGTCCGCCTGCGAGTGTAAGTACAGCTCCAGAAAGTTCTGCGTATGCTGCGTCGTCGACGATTCCTTTCATGACGAGAATACCGCCAACGAAAGTTAGTGTGTGTCTAACGATTCCTAAGAATTGCTCTTTTGTAAGTTTCATAATGATTGTGTTTTTTTACCAGGGCTGATCCGAGCTCAAACCCAGTTGTTTGCCGAACAGAGAAGGCGCGTAGCAGGCCCAGAAACCAGGTTTCGATGGATCCATTCTTCCTTTGGTGTCACATTGCTGTCTTGCCCAAAAACTAGCAGCAGCTGCTGGATCGTCGTTCTTGATGCTTAGGCCACTTGTGTCTCCCCATTCGATTTTGAAGGCGATGATGTTGCCATCGTCGTCTTTCTTGCCGCTGTTGTGGTATACTTGGAACTTTTTGTCTCCACCTCTAGTTGGAGTATCTAACTCTACATCGAGCATCTTGCCATCGTCTGACTTGAATTTAGCTTTAGTGCCAACTTCCAGATTCTTAGCCATCCAAGCGGCTTTGTCTTTTAGGATGATGTTGCCTTCATCCCAGTATTTCTTGGTCTCTTCGAACAATTGTTTGTAAGCATCGCTTCCTATACGAAAAACCGAGTTGGTGATATCCAATCCGTTCTCCATGTGGTAGCGAAACCCTTCAGAGACTTGATAGTCTTCAAATGTCTTTATGTACTTCATATTACTTTAGTGTCTTTTACGTGTCTTTTGATGAAGTCAACTATGTCTTGTTGGTTAATTTCATCAGACGGCTTGTCGATTATCTTGCTTGCTTCTAATGTAAAGTCTTCATCAAAAGGGAGCGGATCCAACTCAAGTTCAAACAGTTCAATCTTTTGGATGTAATTTGTGATTCCCGTAATGTAACCTTGTACCTCTTCTTCCATCTGGTCCTCAATTTCTCCGCCTTTAGTGGCTGCCTTTCCGCTAAAATGAGAGGCATTCCATTGATACGGTTGAACTTTATAGCGGTTAGATAGCTTATTGCCATCAATCGTAATTCTACATTCGGCAGGTATGATCCGGGTTCTCTTTTGAAAGTTTTTGTCTCGAGTTAATGATACTCTTGCGTACTTGCCTAAAGACTTGTCTCCTAATACGTCATCATCAAGAATTTTGAGAAGCGCCAATATCGTAGTGTAGTGATAAACAGTGCCTACTTGCTTGGCTTCATACAAAAAGTTCTCGTATGTCTTGACGTATTTCATTCTTTACACAAGTTTGCTTTTCTTGTCCCATACTTTAACGACGTAAGTTCCGTCTTCTTGTTTGTCAAGATATCTTGGATCTTTCATTGTAGGAACCATCAACAACCCGTGTGTTTTGCCACTTCTGCCCGACTTAGCATCGGCTGCTGCTATGATAGCATAACCTCCGCCTGAAAAGTACGAAGACATATTGCCTCGGTTGCCGTATTCAGCTGGATCAAAACCTTTGTTCTTCATCAAGAAAGAATGTATTTCTTTCCATGTAGCTTTTCCTTTTTTCTCGACAAAATCGAGAGCGGCACTTTTCTGCGTACCTATGTCTTCCGCTTCATTTATGAAAGACTCGTATGTGTGTATGTAGTACATGACTAATTATTTCTTTTTGGTTTGTGCAGCAGGTTCTCCACCTTTGGTGCCTTCTTTACCTGTCTTAGCGGCAATTCCGATGTCTTCGGCAAACTTGTTGGCTTTAGGTATGATGCTGTCGATCTTGTCGTCAATTACACGGACCTTCATAGGAATCTGTTTGTCTGGATTCTTGAGGTTATGTGAAACAATCGCGGCCCAACGGTGGTGACCGTCAACTACGTATCCGTCGTTTGAAACATAGACAGGACCTGTGATGTTGTTCCAGTCTTTCATTTCATCAGGGCTGCACTTGTCTTTTTCACAGTTCTTAGCGAGCACCTTTGTCATGCCTACCACTTTAGGACCTACGAGTTCTGCTTGTGTTGCCTTGAGGCTGGAAGCGTCGATCTCTGTAGGCTTGGATATCTTAATGCCTTCTTTGTCGAGCATCTTGTCGAATAAGTGTGATGTTTCTACTTCACCGTTGCTGTCTCGAGGCATCTTGTCAGCAGCCGAACCTTTTTCAGGCTTGCCGCGAAACTGGGGCATTTTTTCACGAGGAATGTTTTTGTTGGCATCACAATACATGTTAGTACCAGGAATTGTTACCGAGCACAGATTGGTATTTTGTACTGGGCGACCCTCTTCTTTGGCGGTCATTATCTCGTCTGCAATTTTGTCGATCGCAGTGATTGCATCTTTCTTTTCCTCTGCTGGAATTTCACTAAGCAACTTTTTGGTAACGTCTGCATTGGGCATGAGCTTCTTAAGGTCTTCATCGCCTTTGACGTATTCTATTTCAGATTCGGGCTTGTCTTCGATTTTGGTCTGCTTCTTTCTTAAAGCATCTACAATTTCTTCGGCCTGTTTTCTAGTAGGTGATCCTTTAGGATATTTCAGAGCAGAAGTCAGTTTGATCTTTCTGCCCGACTTTTCGCTTTTGAGCTTGATTGCATCAATTCCTGCTGCTTCGTTAAGACTTTCGTCCAATGCCCAGTCATCAATGTTTGATAGCTCTCGCATTTCCAAAAAGGATTCCAGTGTAAGCAAGTGTTTCATTAGTATGCAAGCTTTGTTTCGATTTCTTGTCTCTTTTTGATTAAAGTTTCAATTTTTGAATCCACATCATTTAAAAGTTTGCCGTAGCGGTTAGCATCAGCGTCATTCCAATCATCTCCTTTTTCGCCAGCTTCCGATTCCATATTATTGTAGATGTCTCTTCTTTCTGCGTAAGCATCTTTCAGATCTATAGAAATTGTCCAAAGATCAACTTCAAGTTTTTCTCTTTGTTTTCCATAGACGCGCTTTTTCATGCGTTCTTTTTGAGCAGCGGCTTTCTTTGTCCTGTCTTCTTTAGACGCTCTTAAAGCAACAAGCACTGGATCATTGAGGTCAATAGCTTCATTTACGCTTTCTTTGATTGCTTGGCTATAAATTTCTTCAAGCCACTCATCGGCGCCTTCGAGCTTTGCAATCTGCGGAAAGTCTCTCTTTGCTTTTTTCTTAAAGTCTGCGAGATCTTTTGCGTCTTGCGCGATGAGATCCAGCGAACTCATGAATCCTTCATAGAGAAACCCGTCGAATGTTCTTATGTGTTTCATTTATCGTCTTTTTTCTTTTTTCTTTTTACGTGGTTTATTAAAACTTTGGGCGATTTGGTATCTTCTGTTTTTAGAACTATCTCCATGTCTCCTTCACTTCCTCCAACATCTACGACCATTTTTGTTCCATCGTATTTTATCTTAAACGGGGGACCTGGGTTACAATAATGGCCAGGTGGGTGTAAGTTTTTCTCGCCTGTTTTTTTATTGATGATCTGCGCGTAAAGATCTTCATCACAACCGTGAACATCCCTCCACATTTGTGTCAATTGTTTTTGTCCTTCTTTGGTTTTTGCCAACTCTTGCATGGCCTTCTCAAATTCTTGAAGGTATTCCTTTTTTAATGCGGTTTTTCTATCTCGCTTTTCTTTGTCGGACATGGTATCGTCCCACTTATATTTCGCCCAGAGTTCTTGGTATTTTTTATCTACCTTTTCGCCAAGATCTTTGCCTAAAAACTTTTCTCCTGCTTTAACCGCGCCCGAGTTCTCCATAGTAATTTTACTTGGGTCACTGTATGTTTTGGCGGTGACTTTCATCATTTGATCTTTGCCATCTTTGTCCTTGTAATGGACTACATAATCTACTTTACTTTTCGGCTTAAGACCAAGAGCAGCTTTTCGCGCCATAGATGCTTCATCATTTCCTCCTAATTGTTCGGCACCTGTTATCTTTGATCCAGGCGGTAAAGAATTCTTAATCATCTCAGCAACTTCTCGGTTGATCTCATCATACCTTTTTTCGTCACCTCCGCCAAGATCTGTGAATTTCTTTTGTAGTTCCTCATATGCCTTTTTGTTTTCAGGACTATCATACAGATATGCAACTACACCAGCCTCATTGTGTTTTCCACTTGTGTCTGCCAGAGTTCTATCTGCACTGCTTTGCCGAATTTCTATAGGAAGATTATGTTTGGCAATTACTGCATTCATTCTTTTTGTCAAAGAGTTTCCTTGTTCTCCTGCAAAGAACTTTCTTGGCAAAAGAGTGTTAGGCGACATATAAATTTTAGTTCCGCCTGAGTGACCTTGTATTAGATTATTGTCGATCAAAACTTGTATTGCTTCTACCTCTTCTTCTTCAGACTTAGCATTAAGTAACTTATTAAACTGCTCTTTAACAATTCTCCCTCTTTCTTTTGTGTCATCATCAGCATCTTTTAAGAGACCATCGATTTTGTTAGATTGATTTCTGGCGTTATCTATCGAAGATTTACTAAGATTGTGCGATGATCCTTTTTTCTCTGCCTTTTTTTCTACTTCTTTCTCAGCTTTATCAATCTCTTTAGGTTTTGGCACTTCGTGTTTACTAGGATTGAAACTTTTTTGATTGATGTCGTAGACAGCACCCGACTTTTTATTTCTTACAAGGATCTTTTCCTCTTCTAAGAGAGACTGCACAAATTCTTCGTATAGTTTAAGATCACTCATTAATGATGTTTAGCCAAAGTAAGTCTGCTCAAAGTAAAGCACCTCGAATTTGTTGTTGGGGTTCACCAACTCAAGAGAGTTTAGATAGTCAGAGTATTCTTCTACCTCACCGTTCTGAATGTCGACGTATTTTTGAATGAAATTGAATGTAGCCGGATCTTTGTCGAGCAACATCTTTTGGTCTTCAGAATACTTAAGAAGCAAGTTGTACTCTAGATCGTATGCCTTGTTGATGATCTCGACCAATCCGCCAAAGTTTAGCGCGGTAGGTACTTGAGGAATCGCGGGAATGAGGTTCCACTGAGTCAAGTAATCTTGGATTCCTTGAGCGTGACCAAGTTCTCCGTCTGCTTCTGCGTTAAAGAATGCAGCGGCTTTCTTGTAGTTGGCGTTCTTGCACCAGTTGGCAGCATTTCTGTAAAAGAAGTACGCGGTGTACTCGTCACCGAGTCTGGCGTTCAACATAGTCTCTACTTCAGGAGCGACTGTCTTTGGTTTGACCGGTGATGTGCCAAAGTCAATCGCTTCGTTGAGCTTGCCTGACTTTGTTTTTCTAAATGAATTGAATTCTTGCATTATGATGTGTTGTTTTTAGAACGTACTGTCCATGATGATATCTTTAACGGTATCAACAAGCTCTTTGCGAGAAATGCGATTTTTAACGTCGATTGCACCTGTGTTGATCAAATTGTTGTTGATCATATAGTCAACGATGACTGTCGCAAGTACTGTTGCACCCGACGGTTTGCTTTTTCCTGCGACCTGGACCATCGCTTCGTTGGCTTTGGTTTCTTCTCTAAAGTTTTCGAATGTAGGGAATTGGTTGTTTTCCATTTTATCTCATGTTTTTTACTTCTGCAAATGTTGCATATCTGTCATTCTCGTTTTTAAGAATCTTAGGTGTGTAGTTCGAGTGCGGAAACATTTTTTTGTAAGCTTTTATGTACAAGTCTTCCGCTTCTTTGCCGATCTTATTGATCATCTTGCCAAGTTCATCAGCCTCGGCTGATCCACGAGTATAGACACGATTATCGTCGGACATCATGTAGTACCAATCGTGTCTGTCGAGCTTGGTCTTAAATTCTTTCATTTCGGAATCGTTGCCTTCGTTCAAAAAGTTTTCGTATGATGGTATGTGTTTCATTGACTTATTTCAATTTTAGTATTTCGACTCCGAATTTTTTTACGACATTTTCCAACTCTTCCATTTCTTCTTGATCTCCGGTCAGTAGAAATTCCATGACATCTTTAAACGATTTGAAGTAATACTCTTGGCGAATCTTGTCTTTGATTTTATCCCAGTTGTAATAAATTGCTGTAAGCAACTCTTTTACACCAGCAGATGTAAGTCTAAGTTCATTCAGCGAAGTCTCAAATTCGTTGACAGACATGTGTTCCGACTCGTTTAAGAAGTTCTCAAATGTGTGTATGTGTTTCATCTCTTTTTACTTTTTGTAAGCAAGTATTGAACGGATCTGGTGTAAAGGTGCAAAGATTCCTGTAAACTTGTAGAGCTTGCCTTTGTATAGGAATGTGATTCCTTCGGTCGGGACGATTGCGTCTAAACCGCCAGCTGCTGCGACTCTCTCCAGTTCGTATTCCATTTTCTTGACGTCTGCTTCTCCGCCGTCTTTGCGAATCTTGCTGATCACTCCGTCGATTTCTTTTCTCATTGATTCAGCAGCCTGCGTAGGATTTGCTGACAAGAAAGAAGATACGTTCTTCATGACTTCCGTTCCCAGCTCTAAGAAGATTGCTTCAAGAGGTTGGTACACTCGTTTTCTGAGTTCTTTCTCTTGAGATTTCTCCAGGTTGATGAACCAGTCTGCCGCCGCTGGCTCGAGCGATTTTTTGATCTGCGGCGCCGTGAATGACTTGTCGATACCAGCTACACGCTTGCCAAGCGCATCAAGATACTCTGACGGTATATTTATTTTGCTCTTGGCCGCAAGCTCCTGGAGGATCCTTTTTGCATTTCCCAAAGCGTATTCTTCGATTGAAGATGCAAAGTTGGTGCCGCTTTCTTTCATGATATTGCTCAGCAAAGACTCATAGTAAGACTGACGAGCTTTTGTATTGGGAAGCGGTTGGAGAGCAATGTCTTGCGGTCCGCGGACAAAGAAAGTTTCTTGAGCCGCTGCGTTTGCTTCTGCGATCAACTTACCTAAGTCACGACCTGCTTGCTTGTCTTCACCTATGACATTTCCATTTTCGTCATATTCTACAACTCCGTGAAACACCAACATGTTCTGTCCGTAGGGAACAGTGTTTTGTGTAACCGGTGTTATGATTTCTATGCTGGCAAACTTTTTGCCGTTGCCAAAATACTTTTCCTTGTCAGCGGCAGATAGAGAGCCAATAGATGCGCCTAGATCCTTCATCGCTGCGTTGAAAGCTATTTCTATATCGCCTCTTCCAGCGAACATGCTCGCGATTCCAGCCGCTGATAGTGAATCTTTGCCAAAATTCTTGAGCTGACCTTTATTCCTTGCGGCTCTGACTTCTCCGTCTTTCCATGTAATTGACAGCTGTTGCCCGTCGGTCTTTTCTTGGACAAAGTTCTCAGGACCGAAAGCACCGCTGACTGCAGAAGTTATCATATCTTTGACGTCTTGCATAGTCAGACCGATGTCTTCAAAAGGATGCGCCAAGTGTCCGTACGCGCCACCTTCATTTAGTGCATCATACAAGCCTGCTTCTTCGTCGAGCTTCATTAGTTCGACTAAAGATGTTCTTTGCGATTCCTTAATTAGGAAGTCTTGATATTTCAGTAGATTCATGAATACTAAAGTTTTTATGCAAGACCACTGGTCAACATTCCAACAGCAGCGCCTAAGTCACCGTCAGATTTCTTAAGAATTCCGTCGATGGTCTTTTTTGCTTTGGCTTCGTCGTAATCGTCTTTGTGAGCCTTCTTCAAAACTTTCTCAGCGTATTCTTTGAACTCAGCTTCGGTTTTTACTTCTGCTTCATTGACTTCTTCGTTTTCTTTGACGAGGAACTCTGGATCCATCACAATCTCGAGGCTAAAGTTTTTGGTTTTATCTACCACTACGTTTCCATCAGATTGAATCTTGACTACTACGCCCGCGTCGAATTTCTTTTTATCAGCTTTGGACAAAAGAGCAACTTTATCGCCTACTTTGAATTCACCAGCTTCGTTGACTTCTTCGCCTTCTTTGATGTACTTGGTGTATTCTTTGCTGTAACCAGCATCATCAAGAGCGTTCTTTACGTCGTCAAGTGTGTAGTTCTTAGGCAGGTCATCATTTAACCATTTGAATCTTGAGTTGCCTTTGATGATCTTCTTGACGAGTTCTTCGGCTGTGATCTCTTTTTCGTTGACTTCTTCGCCTTCTTTTACTCCCTGTTCTTCAATGTCCTTCTTACCAGCCTCGGTAGCACCTTTGCCTTTTTCCCAGTCGCTCTTAAGATCGTTGAAGAATTCTTTTTTCTTTTCTTCGTCTAAGTCGGCTGGCGAATTTACACCAAACTTAGCAAGTTTTGCTCCGAAGTATTCTCTCCAATCTTTTTGAAGTTCAGACATCGCTTTTTCTTCAGCCTCGCGAATTAGTGGAGCTTGTGTTGACAGTTTTTTCATTTCTTATGATTTTTTATTTTATGCTGTTGTTCCGTAATGGTTAGGTTTTTCATCACCGTAGAATTTCTCAGTCTCTTTTGTAAGAACTTTCATAGTTTCTTCGCTGGTTTCTTCTGCTGCTTTTGCCAACCTATCGACTATGTCTGAACTGATCCTGAGTTTTTTGTCGAGCGCGTATACGTATGTGGATATGCACTTGTTCATTTCGTCTCTAACTTTTTTGTCTTCAGATTTCTTAAAGTAAACATCGATCAGACGACGACGAAGACCTTCGATAGTTTCATCGGAGTGGTTGATTGATGCTTGCGGATTGCTGTTCGTAGTCATCACTCTTCCCGAAACTTCGGTTGCTTTTTTTCCTTCTGCAATAAAGTCGTTATATGACAACATAATATAGGTCTTTGTTTACCTATATATCTTAAACTGTAAGGAATGAAATTGTTAGAATTTGACCCGGTATTCCTTGTAAGGAAAACCTTGCTGCTTGTAGATCTTGACTCTTTCTTCTCCGTGTTTTAACAGATAGTTCTTACTGCCTCTTCCTAAAGAATAGTCATCGACAAAGTCGATTATGTTTACCCGGTCTTTACCTTGTTTGAGACGCATACCGCGACCGATCGACTGCCTTATGATCTTTTCTGACTTGTAAGATTCAACAAAGAATACGTTGTGTATGTTGTTGATGGAGATACCCGTCGAAAAAGTTCCAAAAGATGCGATAAGAATCTTATCGTCTCCTTCTTCCATCCTGTTGATATAGTCATCACGCAGAGCTACCGATGTGTTTCCATCAACGTAAAAGATGGTCTTGTCTTGAGTGTGTTCTCTAAGATAGTCATATATCTGTCTGCCGTATTGATCTTTGACATTGTGGAATAGAACTAAACTGTTCTTGGTTGTCTTTGAGATAAAGTCACAGACGAAAAGTAGCCTTGGACGATTTTCCACCACAAGTCTTTTTTCCAATTCCAAGAGCTTGCTTCCGTCGATCTCTCCTTTGCGATTTCTTAAATCTTCCAGCTTTTCTCTTGCGTCATAGTCCAAATAGTCGAGCTTGACTACCTTGATGAATATCTTGGTTGCATAATCGTTTGCTTGTAAGAATGCTGCTGATATGTTGTTCACCAGCGGACCTAAGTAAGCCTGTATCGTTAGAGCTTCGGTGCTTCCGTTCTGAAGCATAGTTCCTGACAGACCAAAAGCATACTTGGTATTCATGCAGTTGCCGATGATCTTTTTGATCGAGCTTGCTTGTGTGTGGTGTGCTTCGTCAACACAGATAGTAAAAACATCATCGAACCACTCGCGGTCTCTCTTGACCAATGTCTGATACGTTCCTATGATAACGTCAACGTCTTTCTTGGTCTTGTCAGAACCACCGTGAACCATCTGAAGAATGTATCGCAACTTACCGTTGTTGTATTCTTCCCAGTCTTCATTGGTCTGAATGATGAGGTTGGTGTTGGGAACTACCATCAGGAACTTGCCTGACTTCTTACGATCAAAAAGATATCCAAAGATCATGAATATGATCAGTGTCTTTCCAGCAGATGTAGCAATTTCAGAGATACTTCGTCTGTACTTTAAGATTGGTATGCAAGCATCTATTTGGTAGTCTCTTGGTTTGATCTTGGGGTGGTCAGAAAAGAACTCAGCAACCCAACCTCGAAAGTCATCTTCGTCAAAGTCATAATCAATTACTTCACTGATTCCTTCGACTTTAAGATCAAAATCGTATGTCTTACATACTGCGTTGAGTTCGTTCCAAAGTCCTACAGGTATTCTTTGATACTTGTCCATGAAAGTTATGTAACCGTCCCAAACCTTTTTCTTGACCAATGGGTGGAACCGCCAGTTGCTGATTCTTTTCTTGAAAGAATGGCGAAGTTGTTCGAGCTCCAGATCGGTAGCATCGACAACTTGTATGAATCTTGTATCTGGCGTTACTCTTGCTTTCACTTTTGTATTTGCGTATTGTAATAGTATTCTTTAAAGGGTTCTACATCCCACTGTGCGTGAAAGTCTTTGCTTAATTCGATGAACTCTTTTTTCTTTTGGATCATCTCGTCACCTGCTAATACTTCGATCTGCAGACCGTTAGGATGTGATATCCAAACCTGAACCTCATCAATAGGTTTTCTATAGATCTCTTCAAACGACAGCGCGTATGCGGCACCTTGCTTTTTATATTTATTCACGACCTCGGAGCCTCTTGTTCCGGAAGCACTCTTGAAGTCAGTTATGATTCTTTTGTTCCCAATGCTCTCGTAGCCAAAGTCGGCCGTTCCTGCAAACAGATTCTCCAAAGACCAAAGAAACTTTTCGGTAAAGACAACTTTCTTAATGTCGTCAAAAGTATTCTCGTGAAGGAAATTATAGAATAAGTCTCGACCGTATCCTATACGGTCTTCTTCCATTCCATCTTCCCTGAGATCTTTAGGCGTTTTCTTCTGTGTGTACAACAAGCAAGTGTCTCCGTTACCTCCGTTCTTAAGACAGATCATATAGTTCTCTAAGAACCTGTGCATTGCGGTTCCTCGCCCAGCGGCTCTTTCGCCGATTCTCTGTAGCTGTTCTTTGCCGATCTTATCTTCTAAGTCTTGCAAGTACTTTGATGGTTCAAACGATAGTATAGTCGTTACAGAAGGCATGAACACCGGTTCAGCCAATTCTTCGTATACATAAACTCTTCCATGAGGAGTTTCCAATCTTCTAACTTTTCCCATTTTTTATCCTCTTCTATATTCTTCTAATTGTATTCTGTGTTTGATGCCAAACGATATTGTATCGATTGTCTTGATAGTCTCTCTCATAAACTCCAAATGATTAAGTAAGAGTTCCCGTCTTTCGTTGATGTCAACTATATCAACGTATATATGAAGCTCCTTGGGTTCTTTGTCCATTCTCAGGTCATAATTCCGAGTATAGTGTTCCCATCTTTCGATTTTTCTTGCTCTGAATATGTGATTGACTTTTTGAAGGTGGACTTGCAGAGTATGACAATACTCGACCGCGACTTGACGGTAAGAATAAATGTCGGTCTGTAAGTCAGCAACTTTGTAGATGTCACGAAGTCTTTCTGACATATCCTTGATCCTGTCAGTCCACTCTCCGCGTTCTTTTTTGAATCTGCCTATCAGTTGCTCATTGATCTCATTGTTAGAAGAGGTCGTTGGACTTATGTTTTGATTTTCTTCCATTTCGTGTTTCCGATTTGATAAATTTCTTTTTCTTTTCTTGGGTCAGCTCGATCTCTCCCAGCTTAGGTTCTTCAATGTCAAAAGAAAATTCAGCAGTTCCTTTGAACTTTATCCTTTCTTCTAATCCTATTTCGTTAGAGCCAGTATGCATCGTACTTGTCGCCTGAAAAGTAATTTGATAGTCTTGGTAGTGAGATCCCTTTTCGCTTTGCGAGGACGACGAGATCTGTGAGGTCCATTTTCTTATTCGTTGGTTCATCTATGTTTGCTTCTTTAAAGAACTTCTTCCACATAAACACGGGCTTTCCTTGCTTAAGTTTTTCAATCGATGCTTCTCGACCTGCTTTGTCGAAGTCATAGAAGTATCGTAAAGTTGAAAGATCGACTGGAAAGTCAATGTTCGTGGAACAAGTTGCCACTGAGTTTTTATACAGAAACGAGTCAAGTGGACCTTCAAATACGGTCACAGGTATTGACAAATTTGCTTCAAGTATTCCAAAAGTAGTCGACATTGGGTCAACTTCTTCGACCTCGGGCGTGATTGGTTTTCCAAGCATTTCATATATTCTGCTCAGACGGTAAGTCATGTACTTAGGTTGTGACTTAAAGTTTCTAATCTGAAAGCCAAGAACCATGTTAGTCCCGGGTATCAGATGAAATATGTACAACTGCTCGCGTTCTTGATTCCAAGAAAACAACTCCATTCTGGGTTGAAGTCTCTTGCTAAGATATGTCGATATTGAAGACTTATCGATTCTTTTAAGATTTAATTTTTCTTCGATTAGTATGCGATCGACCGCAAGGCTCTTGAGCTTTTCTATATCAAAGAGATACGACGGATCAACAGATCCAGTCTCTCGTTTGGTGCTTTCTTCAGCTGCCTTGACAAACAACATTTCATCTGTGTCAAGAACATCTTTCTTAAAATCTTTTAGAAAGTTGTGGACGTCTGCGTACTTACCGCAGTTGTAGCACTTAAAGTAAAGTTTGTCCGTATATATGTTTCCGCGTTTCTTGTGTGAATCCGCGCTTGAGTCTCCGCAGTAAGGACAAGCAAAATTCCACCTCCCACTCTTAGGGACGATGGTTCGCTTTTCGTAATGGTTGTGTCGATTGTTGAGGATTTCCTGCAGAGCAATTCTTACTTTACCCAACAGCTTTTGAGGATCAACTTGTCGATCCTTCTCATAAGAAAAAGAGAACGAGGTTTTACCCCCGTTCTCCTGTTCTGTGTTTTGATTAGAGTGATGAGTAGAGTTCATCGTCGAAAGAGTTAGAATCGAAATCATCTAAGTTGTCGAGCGCAGATTCCGAAGTCTTAACTTCAGGGGCTGGCGCAGGAGCGGCTGCTTTCTTAGGCGCAGAAGGAAGAACGAATTCATCCTCTACCACTGGAGCAGACGAAGTTGATTTACGATTGCTCGTTTCGACAGATTCAATCATTCTACCGCCTGGGACAGTGTTACGAATAACATTGTTGACAAAGTCTTCGGTAGCCTGATCCCATTCTTGGAAATCATAAGCATTAAGATCCGGAGAAGTTTCCAAGTAAGCTTTGATCTTAGCCAAAGATTCTTGAGTCTTTTCCATCTTTTCGCCGTCGATTATGACAGGCATTTTCTCATCCAAGAAGCGGCAGTTATCGTAATTGTTGTAACCGGCTACTTGCGTGATGTGTACCAAAAACGGTTTACCTTCGAACAGATCAAAAGGAATGTGTGGTTTGCCAAACTCGGGTTTCATCTCAGCTTGAAGCTTGTTGAAGATTTTTACACCGTAAGGCCATACCATGATTTTCCCTACCATTTCAGGATTGTTGTCGTCTTTAACGATCTGCACCAAAGATGCAAAACGCTGGCGACGAGAAAAGTTGTCAGCCAATCTTTGCTCAGCAACTGAGTCAGATTTCTTAAACTTCCAGAAAAGATCTTGTAAGACTGATTTTTTGCCGACAGTAGAAGGGCAGTCGACCATTTTTGATTCGTTAGTGGCTGGGTCAGTTAACCAGCAAGACCACTTTTTCATCACCGATTTCTTGACGTCTTGATGCCAAGGAAGAAAGCGTACTACTGCTTTGTAGACTCCTTCTTTTCCTGATTTGGAATCAGGTTTGAAGATCAGTGATTGTTTGCGTTCGGGCTCTTTGAAATCATCGAGCGAGAGGTTGAAGATGTCGTTTAGATTTTCCATTTTACTTTAGATTTGTTTAGTTGTTTTTGAGTTCTTTAGGCGCCTTTAAGAATCGATTTATATATTCACATAGGATAAATTAGTTTTGCATTTGGTTCATATTGTTTTGAATTTCTTCGAGAATCAGCTTTCTTGCTTCTTCAACGGGTAAGTCCAACCTGTCGCCGACCTCTTTGTAAAAGTCGTTTTCTTGATTGGAAATGTTGTTCATGATTGCCGTCACTTTCAACATCTCGCCTTGAAGGTCTTCGATCTGTTTTCCCAGACGAACTGCTTGTGTGTACACTGTTCTGTACTTCTCTACCAAATTGTTCATATGTTCGATTTCTTCTGGTAGTAATTTGCTATTGTTTTCCATGATTATTTAGATGTCCTTAGAATGAATATCAATTTATGTATATAGATACCACTTATTTTATACTCGGATCATTCGATAGTTCTTATAGGCTCATTTTCGTGGAACAATGAGCCCTATTCCTATGTGATCTGAGCCTCAACGGTCTTCATGATCCAATAAGAATCCACCACGTCATCGAGTGGTTTAAGCCAAACACCTCTTTTGGTCTGGAATAAAGTAGGGTCTGTGTTGAGGGCTTTGTAGAGACCGCAGTTCTGAAGAATCGGATCGTCTGACTGCATGAATGCTTCGATCATCTGTTCTTTCTTAAAATTGCCTTTTCCTGCCGTTGCTTTAACGGTCATGGGAGAGTAAATGTAAAATGAATCGATGTTAAGACCTCCCCTGATTAACTCCCATCTTAGCACCCATTGGTATCCGCTAATCTGTGCCAGGCGATTTCCTGTAGATGCAAAAGAAAAACCTTCAATCGCCCAACGGTCTATAGGTAAGTCAGTGAAACATTCTGTGATCTTGGGTATGAGCTTAAGTGCGTCTTTGACAGATGCTCTTTCTCTTTCTGCTATCGATGCTTTCTTGGCGGGTGATGGCTCTTCTTCAGATTCGAAGATTTGAACTCCCGCTGCTGCGAACGCAATCTTTGTGTCTTCTTTGACTACGCCTTTTCTTGCGTAAGAATAAAAAGTGTAAGCGTCACCTGACTTTAGGGTGGCAGCGGCAGACTTAATTGAAAAGTCTATTCCTAATATCATTTATTTCTTTCCGGGATTGTTCTGGATTGCGTTGCCCAAGGCAGCCGACACCAGACGTGAAGTGAACATATCATACAAGATGCCTTTCTCCACACCAAGGGCTCTTGCGATTACTTTTCCTATAGAAGGACCAATTAAGAAACCCAAGGCTGCTCCAAAGAATCCTTCGTTGATTGCTTTTTCTAAACCAGCAATCCCTTCTTTTTCTACGATTGCGTAAAGTTTACTTTCTAGCGCATCGACTTCTTTGAGTTGTTCCTCATCAAGCTCATATACTTCGAGCTTTTCCATTTTAGGTGGGTTTCTAAACTCTTTGAATGATTTCATGTTAGCCAAGTCGTTTCTTTATGTTTATGTAGTTGTAGCCAAAGTTTGCGGTAAAGTTTTTGAACTCTGCGGTGTTCGATGAATAGTTCAGCTCGAGTTCTGACAGGCCTGTGTATGTTACCTGTTGAAGCTCTACGGCTATAAATTCAAATCCCGTTTGGTCCAAGAACGTTATCGTAACGTCTCCCAGGTACTTGTTCTTTTGGTCTAAGTTGTAATAGTCAAAGAACAGGTCGAACATTACCCAGTAGTTTATATATCCCTCATAAGACTTAAAAGTTATCGTGAAGTTGCGGTCCAACCAATAGATAGGTCTAAGACCACCTTTTGCTTTGATAGGATCTTCGTACAGAGTCTGTTCCACGGTCTCTGCATTCAGAGACGGAAAAGATATCGCTTGTATTCCGGCCGTCATATAGTCCTGCAGATTTTCGTAAGGAATCGGCAGCCTCTTTATGTAAGTCTCGTATTTTGCGACCAACTCAGGGTAGAAGAAGTTCTTCTGGAACCTGACTATGAAGTTGTTGTTTCTGCTATTTAGAATCATTGCATTGTGTCAAAGTTTGGACTGCCGTCGGGGTTCATGCCTGTCGCATCGTTGGGTTTTCTAACCTTCACAGATATAGGACCCCCTGAAGGATTCTCTACTTTAGGAAGAACTTTGGACCAGTTTACTGACTCCAAAGAAGATGTTACACCAGGAACTTCTGGAATGTTGATCTTCACCGGTTTGGTTGATCCAGCAGCCTCGGTGATTGCTTCACTGATGCCCGCGGATTCTGTTGTGACGGTGACGATGCCTTCCGCTGTGCTGGCTGCATTGATGGCTGCTTGTTCTTCGGCAACATTTGTCGCAGGAGAGCCTCCTGTTGCACCAGTTGCGCCGGTTGCGCCAGTCACACCAGCAGCTGTCTCTGGCGCTGTGATAGAGACCGTAAGATTTTCTTGAATTTTCTTAAGATCGTTTATCTTGCTTTCGAGTTGCGAAACAATCAATTGGTTTTGTTGTACAGCAGTCTCCGAAGATTTTCTCAGTTCTACACTCTCGAATTTGCCAGTGTACATTAGTACATCGTTTCCTTCTGCTGTTTTGTTTACCAAGAAGTAACTTCTGGCGCTTCCGCCTAGCAATTTGACTGCTGTCTCGCTATCGACTTTAAACAATATCTCGCCAGATCCTGGGTTTGCCACTGTGATGTCTTGGACAGGATCCAAGAATATCTGTGACTTATCGTCAAACACAAAGCTGAGTTTGATGTCCATGCCGTTTGACGCAAGATCCAGAGTTACATTCTGTTTCTTATCTTTTGATTTGGTAAAGATCTTAAACTTGACAAAGTTGTCGAACGGGTTCATGTAGAAAACGTTCGTGCCTTGAGGATAGACTATCTGTCCGATCTCGGTAGAGTCGATTTCTGTGGTGGAATCCACCGAAATGTAGTTTACGTCAAAGTAGTTGTTTACGTATCTTACCTGCGTTACAATTCTAGGAGTCCCAAAAGAAACACTGGGCGCTGGTGATTCATCGGTCTTGACGATCTTGTTGTAAACTTTGATAGGACGGAATCCTTCGAGAGCATTGATTCTCTCCAACTGATAGCCGTACTTCTTGACGTCTGTTGATGAGAAAGTCGACCTGCGAACAATTTCTTTGTTGCTTACCTTGTTTACCAGGCGCATTATGTACTCTATCGAATAGGAATAGACTGCTGCCGCGTTTCTAAGAACTGGACGATAAACCGAAGGCTGGTCGAAATTTTCTTCTTGAAGGATCGTGACATCAGACGTCTTGATGAAGTTGGTTCCTACTTGTTCGTAAACGGTCAATTGATTGATGACGACCCACTGACCCGTTTCGTTGAGCAAGTTTATGTAGTCTTCAATGTAGCCTCCTTGGAAAGTAGGATAGTATTCTATGAAGTCGTATTCAGAGTTTTCCTTGACGACCGCACCCACGAAAGAGTATTCATCTTGTTGGTTAACAGAAGAATTCCAAGTAGTGCCGGTATTGAGGTAACGATTCCCGTTTGATTCGGTTATCGAGTTGATCTCGTAAAGGTTGATGCTGATCTGTGATCCTTGTAAGAAACCAACATTTCCGAATGTATATTGGTAGCCGATCGTATTCGTAGCAGTCGGTGAAGTCCAGAAGTCAAGGTTTACGCTATAGAGCGAAGGAATCTTAAACTCGATGTAGCGATCAAAGTAGCGATCGGCAATGAATATCGGATTCGTCGAGAAAGTTACGTTGGGCTCACTCTTAAGGTATACATTGGCAGCTGCTGTGAAAGGGCGTGGGTTAAGACCCGTCGCGGTCCATTCGTTGAACTGTATCTCGGTAATTACTCCGTCGAGGCCAGGAAATGTGTAGCCCGCCAAGAAGTGAACTCGGACAGTGTCGTAATTCTGGTTTGATAGGAGGTTAGCGGTAACATCGGTCAAGACAAAGTTGTTGTCCTGCTGTATGATGGGCACCGGTGAATCAATATCGTGGTACGCCCAGACCTTTGCGTCTGTTCCCAGTCTGCTGGCAGAATTGTCAAGAATGTTGGCTGTTCTTTTGAACGCTTGCGCGTTGTTCAAGAACTGATAAGTGTTGGTGTACTTATTCTGCAGTCTAAGACATCTTGCCTGGGTCGTGGTGATCGTTTCATCCGTATAGATGTACTCGACCAGGGCATAGTCGGTTATCTGTATGTACTGCGAAGTAGCTGGCATTTGACTTTTTTATTTTATAGTAAGATTCCTAGTATCAGTCCTACGATGGCAATTCCGCCCAACGATCCACCCAAGACCATCTTGCCTTTGAGTCTTTTGATCTCTGATTTGTTGGCTGCGACAGTTTCTTCACCGTTCTTGACTTCTTTCTTAAGATTCTCTATGACTTCATCTTTCTTAGTGATTGTTGCTTGTAAGTTGGCGATCTGTTGGTCTTTGATCTTAAGATTCTCCTTGAGCTTGCTGATCTGCACAGTCTGCTCTGATATCACTTTGTCTTTGTCGGCAACCACCTTGATGCAAACGCTGTCGTAGTTTGTGATCTGACTGTTGAGTTTCTCGAAAAGAGCCAGCAAGTCGGTTGAGTTGTCAAGAGCTTGTGCTTGTTCCAGCGTAAGCAGAACGATGGTCTGACCTGATGAATCTTTTTCATATCGAGGATATTCCACTTGAGCATAAACGTTCATGCTCAGCAGAAAGAGCAAAGTGATCAATAATTTTTTCATAACTTTTGCGTTTTCATTTTCAAAGAATTGAGTAGGTCATCACCCGTGCGATTGGGCGGGTTCTTCTTAAGCTCAACGATCTTGTCCTGTGTTTCTTTAAGACCCTTTTTCATATTGTCGAGTTCTGCTTTTGATCTTGCCGCTTCTTCTTTGCGGCGACGAATTTCTGCGTCTCTTCTTGATATGTCAGCGACCAAAGCATCTTCTCTCTTTTTGAGATCTTGAAAGTTCTTTTCAAGAACGGTTACGTCTTTCTCCAGTTTTTCTCTGGCAACGATCAGCTCTTTCTTTTCTTTCTCTAGATCTTTGATCTTTTGCTTGTACCCGCTGTCGTTCCTAAAGAACCACATGTAGCCGAATATCATACATCCGGCCAGGAGTACTACGATTAGTATGTTCTTGATGTCTTTCATAGTTTGATTATTTTTATCCTCCTTCCGGTCCTGGTCCAGGAGCTGTACTCCAAGAATAAGTATAATCGTTTGAATACCTTACGATTGATTGCCCACTGACTGTCAGATATTTGTAGAAAGTCCCAGTTCCTGTCGTTGAATTTGCAACGGAGCTGTTGAACATTGCTTGTCTTAAAGGCGTGTCATGGTGCATGATCGGATCATCAAACATTACCTCAATTAGGAAAGAGTTTCTGTTTATTGATCCTGATGAAGCAATTTCTCCTGGGGTCAAATCGTTGGAATAGTTGCCAAATTGAGGTATGATTCTCCAAGAACATGAACGATTTCTACTAAATGCGCGGTTGCCCATCAATTGGAAAGTGGCTCCTAGATATGTTTGGAAGAACGCTTGTCGGTGGTCATCTGCTGAAGGAAGGCATGTTACATCGTTAACCAACTTAATCGATTGCGACCACACGAATTTGTCTTTGGAATTCGGGCCTACCATTGACCAGGTAAATACTTCGGGTGAACCGCCTGTTTGGTATGCTGAAGCCTGCGGTAAGTAATAAACGGTAGGACACACGTCAGTTCTGTAGTTCCAACCCATACCGTAGTTGATAAGATTTCCGTTCCACCTATTGAAATAATTCTGGGCGAGGGATCCTGATTGTCCATTATTTGACATGTAATAAGAATCTCCGGTCCTTGTCATTTGATAGGATCCTGTCGAATTGTCATCTCCTACTACAGCCCACCCTGGGTACCAGTTCTTATAAGAGCTCCAGTTGCTAAACGCTAGTCCGTTGCCGAACAAATCATACAAGAACTGATTTCTTGTTCTATTGGTAGGATCGTTTGCCGACGGAAAGTACTTCATTCGTATAAACTGTGTCCATCTTGGAGACCCGCGGTCAATCAATTCTGATTGGTTTTCTGTAACAGCTGAGTTTCCTACGTCTCCGGGTGCAATTCCGTTTTGTAGATTTGGGTTTCTTACTGCTATTGTTATGTTAAAGTCGATCAATGCGAATTCACTATTGATACGCTTAAACCTAACTTCAGAAGCCTTGCTTTGGAAGTTTGGATCACCAAAGCCGCCGTCGTAGTTGATTGTTGAACCTTGGTATATGCTGTAGAATTTATCGATGTTTCTTAACATCGTTGAAGCGGTAGCACCGTCAGTCGGTATTGGGCCAGATGAAGTCCATGACATGTCACCGGTTGCCACCGGTCCTACGGCGTACAACTTAGCGTATTCTGTGTCAGAGAATAGAGGGTCATCATTAGTACCCGTGTAGCCAAACGAAGGCCAGTAGTTGTCGGTAGTTACGCGATTGCGATAGAGAACGTGCGCGGGCCAGTAACCCGTTCCCCCTCCTACTACTGCTTGTCCTCCTTGCGCTCCTAACGCGTTTGATGTTGCTCCGGTAATTCCACGAACACCGGTTTGTACAGCAGAAACTCCAGTGTAGCCGTATATAAATTCTAGTGTAACCACTTCATCAAGAACAAAGTTATCAACATCAATCGTTGATGTATCGAACCCGCTGTCTTTTTCTTTTTGTCCATAGTGGTCAGTGAAGACCATGAACGTGCCTCCGGTGTTGTCCGCTTTAGGAATCCAATACTCACGAAGAGCAGATTCATTCTGCGCAGAAGCAAGAACGGTGTTGACTTTTCTGTATGCGGAGGTGTTAGTGATAGGACGAGTTGCTGAAGTATCTCCGGGTATTTTGGTAGAATCGCCTTCCAAGAATGTGAATACGAGCTTAGGAGATTGTTGGCGGGCTGCTTTGACTGTCTGTGAGTCCGCTGAGTTAGCATTCATTCCAGAAAGACCAAGACCTTCACCGGCAACAAAGTTGTTTAGGCGTACGTTGCCTAATATCAGCGGGTCAGCTTCAAAGTTTAGAGTTACTGTTAGTTGAACACCGTCCCAAGTTCCAGTACCACCCCAAGCAGCAGCCGCGGCTCCTACAGGCGTGTTATACGAGAATGAGAGAGAAGAAGCAAGAGGAGCGCCTGTCTCAAATTCTGTTGGGTGTGGGAATATGATATCTTTAATCAAATCCGTTCCTATAAGTCCGGCGGTTGTACCGATAGGACTTGCTACGAATTTAACCGCTGCTGATGTTATTCTTCCTTCAATATCGGTTGTAAAGTTGAAGCTGCTTAAGTATGTATCGTTTGCAGGATTCTGAAGTACGACGTATTTGGTAACAGAAGATTGCCCTGTGATACCAATGGCACTTCCGTTGTAAGGATATCCCCAACCGCCGTTCTGAATAGTTCTACCAGGACGACCGTGAAGTTTTTCTGCTGCAAACTCAGCTCTAAATGTGTCAGCAGTAGTCGCATTTGAATTGATTCTCGATGCGCTACTCGAAGAAGCTGTTTCAGTGAATGTACCAGATACTCCCGTGTATAAGACCAGACCGTAAGCACCAGTGTTAGAGTAGTAGCTGATGTTATGACCGGCTGAAGCACCTGCTGTTGAAGGTACCGCGGTTAAACCGTTTGCGACTGACCTACCTGGGACATAGTTTAGATATCCGGTGTTTATGTTTCTTTCTTGTGATGAATACGCATCGTCATCATATCCAGCAGCATTTCCAAATCCTACACTGCCGTCTTTCTTGATGATAACTTTTATGTTGTTGAGAATGTCTCTTGTGCTAAGTCTTTGTTCCCAATATGCGTATGAATCACCTCCGCTTCTTCCTGATTTGATCGATGATATTGCAAAGTCACCTTCAGCATTCGTAAGAATTGCCGAACCACCGTTTTCTCTGCCACCGTCGGTACCTGCGATCCATGTAGTAGTAGAATCTTTGTCGTCTCCTTTGTTCATTAAGTCTCTGAACAGGTTGAAACCTTGGTAGTGAACCGGTTTAAAAGCAGCAGCACCTGTTCCACCGTGTCTATGAGCTCCATTGAATGCTCCAGTTGATGCTGTTATGCCGGTCAAGTCATCGCTATAGTAAGCAGCGTAAAGAGCACCGTTACTTCCAGTGTTGCCGTAAGGTATGATGTGTCGTGTCGGAGAGATCTTTTCGCGAGTTGGATAGTTTGCAGAGTTGGTTGAGTAAAGACCAAGACTTGCGGTACCTACACCTGCGGTTGGTGAACCGCCCAGAGATGTGTAAGCATACTCAAGAATACCTGCTGGATAAAGATAAGAATCGCCGATAAAGTCGGTAATAACTTGCGTGTTAGAGCGATAACTTGCTTGATAGTAAGGGTAAGAACTTCCTATGCTTCCTTGTGCAGCATACGCAAACCCAGGATAGATTGTATCGTTGTCGGTTTCTCCGCGATCAGCTTCGTTGTATTTGTTTTTTCCGAATGCGTGGAAACGAGTACGTGGCCAAAGGTTATGAACACCAAAGCCTGTTATTGCTGTTCCAGTGTTGCTTGAATCATTGGCTTCATTGTTTAGAGGATGCAAAGCCAGTTGGAATTCATTTCTGTAAGCAGTTAGGCCAGAACCTATGTTGGTTCCAGTCGCAGGCGATACTCCGATTCTTAAAGAATCAAGATTGCTATTGTACCATCCTTCTCTACGAAATGCAATGTGCATTTCAGAAGTAGGCGAAGAAACAGGAGTACTTCCGCTAGAATACGGATTGGCGCTTTCATATGTAGGTTCAACGACTCTACCTAAGTATATGTCGATAAACCCTTGGTTGTTCGTGCCTGTGGTCGATGAACTAAACAGAGCCGCTTTTGAAACTTCATTGTTGACGTTAAGCGGATCTGTAAGAGAAGCGCCCAGTGAGAACCATATGTTCGATGGGTCATTTATCGATGCAGTGAGGCCTTTTGGATTGACGTGCGAATGTAATTTCGCAAGAGGCTCCCAAACACCAGTGTCGTCTTGAGTGAATGTCCCAATACCGATGTTTCTGAAAGGAGAAACATACAAGACGGGCAAGCTTCTTTGTTGGTTGGTTGCAGAGTTTAGATCTTGGCTTGATATGTTGTGACCAGTTCCTGCGACTGCTCCGTCTATCTTAAACTGAGAAGCATAGAGTATGAGTTCACTCAAGAAGTATGTATCGTCGTTTGATGTGTTCCAAGTTTTCTTACCGCGTTCTGTCATACCCGCCAATCTTGCATATCCTTCGGAAAGAGGATCTGAAGAGTTTTGTGACCATGTTGATACATCATCAAACCTAAAGCCAGAACCGTACCAACTTCTTCTTGTTTGGTTTCCGTTTAGAGGCATGTCAGGGAAAGTACCTTCGGTTCCAACACCTGCACCAAAATCTAGGTAGTTGGCCAGAGTGATGTTTCCTCCTACGTTCTTGCCGTTTGCTGCTGATATGAATCCTTGAAAGACTCGGTTCGGATAAGAACCTGATGCTTCACGGTATGTATTGTCGCCTGTGTTGACATAGTCAGAAGAAAGAACAAGATCCTGAGGCAGAGCGCAGACTACCTGATTTGACGTGGTCAGAGACTTGACGTCAAGCACAAGTTCGGCTAAGTTGATCGTTCTTTGGTTTGTTATGCCAGCGCCGCCTGCCATCTGATCATAGTCTTCAGGCGTAGGGGCAAGTCTTGTTGATAAAACGAACAGTGACTTAGTGTCAAGTGGAAATATCGATCCTGCGGTTGATCCAGCAGTAACACCGGCACCGCCGCCGTAAGGAGTTGCCAGGGTTGCTGTGTATTGATAAAGTCCAAGAGTACTGTATCTTTCATCACCTACTCCACTGGTCGGGCGAAGTTCTGACCAAAAGAAAAGAGGTGTGTAGTCGTCAAGAGGAGTATCATAGATAGGTTTTACCCAGTAGCCATCGCCTGCGATAGGAATGATGCCAACTTCTGGATAAGATGTGTTCTCTGTATTTGCTTGTGTGTTTAGGCCAGTAACTCCTCTAGCATTTACAATACTGTGATACGGCAGTGAATCCAAACTAAATTTGAACATCAAGCGATCAACACCAGCGTTCCACCTTCCCGGTTGTGGGTAAGGAAGAGCAGGATTACCATAGTCTTGTCCCCAACTTTCGATTGATGAAGTTTCATATTCTTTGGACCCAGTCGAACCCGAGTTTCCTGCAGAGACCCATATTGTTCCGTATTTACTGTTGAACCTGGCATTAGGTATTTTGAGAGGCGATGAAGACTCGTCAAAAGGGCCAGTCTCGTACGGAGGCGAAGTAAGATAAGTGGAATAATCATATGTCCAAACATCCGTAAGATTTTGTTCTTCTTGCTGTGGATAGAAATACCATCCAGCCCCGCCAAAATAACCTGTGCCGGTAGGAGGGTATGAAGGTCCTACGTCTGAGTATTGACCTGTACCGTCTGCGGCTGACAAGTACATCCAATATCCACGATTAAAGTGATCGATGTATATGTCACCCGTTGTTCCAGTTCCAATCGTACTTTCTAGATATCCTAAAGATGCTACTGGCCAAGGTCCTGCGATGGTAGAAGGACCTGTAGTTCCGCTCGTTCCCGTTGCAAACGGAATCATGTATGCGCTTAGACCCGTTGGTCCGACTGCTCCTGATGGTCCTGTCGCTCCAATACGACCCGGAAGTCCGGGTATGCCTTGATCACCGCGTATTCCCTGAGGACCTCCGCCTGATAGTGAAATAACTTGAAAGTTATTGTTTAACTTGGCAATGATTGTCGATAGACTATCGCTTTCAAGTAAGTTCTGTAGTGTTAGCATCTTTGGTATTTTACTGCCTTTTTTCTATATATCTTAGATCCTTTTGAATGTGACGGACACAGTGTAACCGTACGATTTCTTTGTATCTAGTGTTTTTCTGACCAAAAAGTCAAAATTAGAATTTTTGGAAACTTCACAATCTTTGTCTTGTCTATATCCGGCCGCTGATTTTTGCGCTTCATCTATGTTGCTTACGAAGATAGGTATTCCGTCTTTCTGCACTGCGTAAAGAATCACATCGGATACTTCGTAAAGAGGTAATATGTTTTCCCTGATATAAGAATCTTTCAAAGTGTCGAGTTCACTTACTGTAAGATTAAGACCTAATGTATCATTCATCCACGAAAACTCATCGCTTGAAGAATTGTCTATACCCTCTTTTAAGAACCTGACAAGTCTTTCGCCAAGTGTAAGATTAACAGTCAACGTAGGTCTTGTGCTACTCACCTGCGGTACTAGACCGTTACTCTGTGAAGGCTCAGAGACTTCAAACTTGGCTTCTTCTGCAGTAAACGTTTGTACATCAAGAGACTTAGGAACCGTCATTGCTTTAGATCCCAGGAAAGACTTAAATTCTTTTGTCTCGACGTATCCGTCTATGTTTTCATAAATGTCCAGGTCAGTATATCTTCTAAAGTAACCAGCATCCCATGTGCTGTTTAGAACTTGAACATCTTTGCGGTCAATGGCAATCTCGTGAATAAATTCATACACACTTTTGTAAGCGGAGCCTTCGACTATCTTTAAGATTTCTTGTGCAGCTACTTTGTTGATGCCGTAATTCCTGATGACACCGGAATAGTTTGGAAGACTACTGATCCTTGTGTTTGACAGTATGAAATCTTTGGCAAAGTGACGAGTAACTTCTTCGTCTTCTCTGACCCAATAAGATATTATGTCCATTGCTTTTGGTTCATAATACCCACGGTGACGAATTACCAATTCGTTTTGATTTGTGTTCACGAGGTCATAACCAATAACCGGTGTGTTTGCATACTCCGGCGGGCGATCTTGGTCCACGGTGTAATTCAAAACACCGGTCTTTTTGATTTGATCTGCTGCTATTATTCGCAATTTGAAATCTTGTGTAGTAACTTTTCCTAAGTCAGTTACTTCATAGTATTTGACCAGACCATTGTCTGAGTTTATGTTTTTCTTAATGTTAGAGAAAGTAAAGAGGTTCTTAGAATTTTCGTAGAAATTCACCCCACCTCCTATATTAAAAGACTCAAGAGTCAAGAAAGGATACGCGCCTTGTGGATATGTGAATGTGTAAAGACCTTCGTTTGTGTTTACGGCGCCTGTTGTGTTTCTGAAGTACTGATACCTAGAAGGAGAAGAGAATCCAGCACTGTCTATCAAAATCGAATCACTAGCGGCTCTTGTGTCTGTGAAGTCATAAACGTAATAAGTGGAATTTGCATCGTTAAAGCCGGTCGATAGAATCTTATTTAGAAAACTTTCTTTGTTGAAAGATTTAGGAATTATGTAAGTGCTGTTAAAGTCATATAAGAAAGGATACGTTGTTGAAGTATTACCTATTGGATACTTTTCGACGAATGGATTGATCTCGTCAGATGCCACGAATGGGAAGAAACTGTCAGCTGGTACGAAATTAAAGTTTACGTACTTTGAACCAGAATTGTACGATGGCAAATTGGTTGCTGTATCAATCGCGCCACTAAGTTTAGGGTCTCCTTCTTTGAGATAGCCTCCTCCAAAGAACGCTTGTCTTGGTCTGTATGTTGTTTGATCCGTATAAGAAGTGCCGGTTGATCCATAAGGAGCGAATGTTAGCAACTCGGTAATGCCGGTAGTTGCCGAATCAAACTTGTACTGCTGCTGATCGTTATTCTTTAAGTTGTCGATGGCTGCATAGCTAAATGTGTAGTCGCTTAAACCAGACTGAATGCGGTAATCATAAGTCCTTCTTGTTATTATTAGTAAGATTGACTTGTACTTTTCGTTCTTGATTACTTCTATTTCGATAGGAGACTCAGACTCATAAAAATTGTAAGGAATTGTTCTTTGAATTGCCGCAAACTTATACTGATCATATTTGGTTGAAGAAGGTATCTCTGGTAGATCTTGTTTAGTATCATCGATATCAACCACTTGTAGTTTTACGCCTCTAAACAGTGTCTGTGCTCTTGTTAGGCCAGGATTGAATGTATAGAACGTAAAGCGTTCTTCTCGAGGTTTAGGAATTGCGGTACCATAGTAGTCGAGTTCGGTAGGATATCCTACTGCGAAGTATTTTAAGAACCAATCATTAGAATTGTCTGTGGTGATAAGTTCGTACCAAGACTTTCCGCTGGATGCAATGTCAGATAGTTTAGCAAACATATAAGATCTCGAAGATCCTACATTGCTTTCAGGATAGTCTTTGGGAACCGTATCAAGGTACGGAAATTCGTGTGATAAGATAATAGGTTCGGCAAAGTCTACGCTATCGTCAGGGGAAAAGTTTGTTATCCCAAAAGCTCTTGATGTATTAAGACGATAGTAGTTGTCTCTTGCGTCTGTTCCTTCTTGTACCCATTTGTTTACGTAAGGAACCACTCTTGAAAATGTGGAAAATTCTTTCGTAAAGTTTTCGCGCAAACGATCATATTCACTCTGAAGCTGTTGACGTAAGTACGACTCAACGTACTTTCCGTTGTCCTTCAAGATAGCAATTTCTTGTTGATCATTTTGGTTTAGAATGTCGGTAAGACCAACGAAACCTCCGAATTCACGAATGTCTTGGTCTTGAGAGAAGTCAGACTTTTGAACATTTAAGTAAGGAAGTGCCGTAGCACCTACTGTACCACCAACATACTTCAATCTAAATTTCTTAACATCGATAGCAGAAACAACTTTGTTGTTATCTTTGGATGTGATGAGGGATCTTTCAAAGTTTCTATACCCAGTACCACGTATTAGGTAAGAACTGTCATCATCGTATCTTTGCGGATGTTCGTATTCATCGTACCTATAAAAAGGTGTGTATGTGTTGATCACAAAACCGGCTGTCGATGAAGTAGAAGTGATCAGTGCCTCGGACAATGTGTTCCATGTCTGCGATTGCTCGTTGTATCCTTCTAAGTTGAACTGGTAAGTACCGGTCCAGCTTAGCTTGCTTTCACCTGTGCTGTCTGCTGGATCAGTTATTTGTGGAACCACAACAAAGTTTTCGTCAGTAGGTAGCTCTACGTATTCTCCTTGTTGGATTGTCTCGTCGAAAAAGTAACGAAAAGTTTCAAGAACCGGGGAATATGAGTAGTCGGATAAGAAATAGTCGAAATCAAACTCTTTGATAGGAAACATTGAGAACATACCAAAAGTTGGTCTGAACATACGGTACGCAACTATTCGATTTTCATCAGACAGATAAAATTCTTGGTTATCATTTTCAATCTCAATGATTGTATAAGATGCTGAATCTTTGTAAGAAGATACCAGGTTCTTAGCATCAACTACAGGTTCTTCTAAGTAAGGCAGCGAATACACATACTTGCCTTGGACGTTCCAAGGTTGTAGCCTTGAGAATTGACTTTTTGCTGTTTGGAACCATTGCTGTAAGAAAGATGAAGAGTTTAGAATTGATAGTTCACCAAAGTTTAGCGTGAAATTGCCCGATGATGTAGCAGAATTGCTAATCACGATCACATTCGTAGTATCTGATACTTGCAAAACTTTTGTGCCTGATGGAATACCTTCTCCGCCTACCGGTGCTCCTACGTAAATTCCTTCTACGGCGGATACTGTCACTGAAGAACTTCCAGTCAAAAGAGTTGATGATACGTTGATACGCCTGTCTTGATAGTATCTTTCGCCGTCTGCTGTTGATATTTTTGCCCTTGCTCTTTTTCGTGCGGTCCCTCCAATCAGTTTTTGTGATACTACTCCTCCTATAGTCAATTCAATCACAAAATTCTGATAGGTCCCGCTTGTCACAGAGTCCAGACCGACTGTGAAAGGAATAGAGGAATCGGAGAAAACGCTATTCGTTGTAAAAAAGGATTGATAAGTTCCGGTATTTTCAGCTGTGTAGGCTGACGAGGCATCAATGCCGGATCTTATGATTACGTTTGTTCCTCCGCTGGTCTTTAGAATCTTAACCAAGAAATTGGTTTTGGCAAAGACATCAGAAGTTTTGGTTATTGTAAGATCCAATTCATCGCTAGATGTGTATGAAGCTATGTCAACAGTCTTTATGCTTTTGTCGACGATTGCATTTCCATCTTCGTAAAAACCGATGTTCTTAATGTAACTTTTGCTATCGACCATGTAGCGCGAAAACTCGATTGTGTTTCCGTCCAGAGGTTTAAGTTTTGACTTAAGTACTATTTTTTCACCGTCTGGCGTTGCAATTACTGGTGAGTTCGCAAACGAGTTTATGCAACTCGATATTGCGACTACTACATCCTTGATGGTACCTTCGTTGCTAAAGTTAGAAATATAGTCGTATCCGTTAGGATCTTCGACAGGAAAAGACCAAGCCTTGCCTTTCAAAAGTCCTAGAGGATTTGCGGTCATTCTCCACCTGTATTGCGTATATTGCGATTTTATATCAATGTCGATACCATTCGTGCCATTCAATACAGACAGATTAAATTCTGGGTATGTTATGATTGCTCTGTAAGAATCAAGTAAAGCATAGTTGGAACTGCTTCCTGAATAGCCTTGCTCAAGATCCAAAGATACATTGTTATCGATGTCTAACTTATACCCAAGTGCAGTGTATGTATACTTGGCCATCCCGGTTGGGAAAGATCCGACCAGCGCTGAGCTTGACACTGTGTTGCCTGCCGCGGTGTTTTCCGGGTTACCGAGATTCTTAATTATCGCAGAAGTCGTTGAGGATACGGAAACTATTTTGTAATACCCTCCCGTGACAATGTAGAGAGTTTCATCTTGTGTAAATGACTGTGTACTCACAAAAGAAACGCTCGCGGTTCCTCCGACCGCGGGCTGAGTAAATGAAGAAGCTACTTCCGTTACTTGTTGGTCTTGAAAGTATGTAAATGTTGTTGCTGTGCCACTGACTGCGGAAACTTGAAAGTAATAATCAGAATCTCTTTCAGGATCGTTGTAATTTTTGACACTGATCTCTAGAACTTCTTCATCAGCTATGACTTTTCCAGTGTTCGCTTGATTTATCAGATGTATGACCAACTGCGATTGACCTTCGTTCAATAAAGTAGTATCGCTCTGTGATATGATTTGCACAGGACCGCTATACTTACTTATGTCTTCTTGCGTGTCGAATAATTTAAGTTGCGTAACGCGCTTGTACTCTGTGGTACCAGTGAATCCGTAATCTACTTCGGTTTCAGCAACGACTCTTTTGAACACATCATCACGATCTTTGACGTAGAAAATTCTAAGAGGATCATCGACCATTGCTGGCAATGGAAACTTACCTAAGACAGTCCCTTGGTAAAATGGAATGATCGATGTGTTGTTGATATATGATGTATTATGATAGTATTCTATGGGTAGCTGTATTCCTCCTGTGTTTGACTGAACGAAAGTTCTCGTAGAATAAGGTTCTCCGTCAACACCTGGCTTGGGAGGCGGCGTTTGACCTGGGATCTTTCCTAGTACAGAAGAAGCAAGTTCGAATTCTGCTAGCTGTACTTCTGTTACGTACATGCCAAAGTATCTATTGATTGAATACGTAGAAGCTTCTGGATCATCAAAGAGAAATTCCAGGTTGATTAAGTTCGTGCTTATGATACCGTTTCTTTCAAAACCACTTGTTATGAAATCTTCCAATTCTTTGATAGGACGATCTTCTGACCAGAATGATCCTAAAAGTTCTCCTTTGCCTGTTATAGTTCCGTCTTTGTAAGATATACCGTTCCATGTAGTAGGAACATCTTGGTCAAAACTGACTTCTATAGGTCTTTCAATAAATCTTGGGTCGTTTACAATTTTTCTAATGTACTTACCAAGTTTTGACGTTTCTCGCATATCAAACGTCTTGATGATACGTGCGTCTTTGAACACTTCTTTGAACAGCTCATCAGAAGAAGAGCCGTTGTAAGAAGCGAGAGAAGCAGGATGATCTGCTCTGAATATCACAAAATAGTCAGGAAGAACTTTTCTCATCCAAAGAGGAGCAAGAAATGTGAAATCTTCGTCGTAAAATTTACTTGCCAATTGTTCTACACCGTAGTTATAGAAATTGTCATATTGTTGATAGTAATCTCTCTTTGTGTTTTGGTATTGATCATCTACCTGGTATAGTTCATATATAAGCTCATTTGGAGTATTTTTGAAAAAACTATACAGGTCTCTTTGGTACATAGAATCAGGACTAACGGGAAATCTTTTGTATTTGGAATCAGCAAGCAAAGGATTTGCGTCAAAAGAATTCATGGTCAATTCCCCTTTGGAATCTACGGTTAATTTAACATTTCCTGTGATTTTAGGATTTGTCTTAAGTACACCGTATGAAGCACGATCGTCGTATATCGGATCAACTGCGTTTTCTATGTTGTTCTGATAAGTAGTTCTTGTTGTTCTGACCGTTGTATCAGTATAACCAAATAAGTGTAGTTCTTGATAGTCTATGTTTTCAGAAATATCACCACCCGTCGAACCTGACTTGAAACCAAACAATTCAGTAGCGTAACTAAATGGGTTGTTTGGGCCAGTTATTCCTTGCGGAATCAAAAGAGGAAAAGCTTGTGAGATAGAGCCATATGCAGGATCGGTAGGATCATATCTAAAGATGAGCATGTTCAGCTTTAGATGGCTATCTTGGTTGCCTTCGTAATCAATTCTAAATGTGATTCCTCGGTTTTCTTTTAGGGAAGACGATGAAGAAAGAATGCTTGACGAACTCCAACCGTCTAAAGATCTTGAAACAAAACCAGTGCCGGTAAAACCACCTTCGCTTCCGCCTGTTGCTCCGTACACTGATCCATCAAAAGGATTTTCAAACTCTGTGTAGTCTTTTGCTGAACCCGTTCCCGGCACACTATACAAGGTGGACTCCATTTCACTTAAAGGTACCGTGTTGAATTTCCAGTTGTTTTTATCGACGTCGGAATAGAATCCTACGTTTAATATCTTAGTCGCAGTGGTACCTGTTGCGCCCACGAACGGTTCCGAAGAACCGGTTGGTCCACCAAGAGTGACCTTTGTAATAATGCCCGACGAAGTATTAAGATAGTCGATTTTTTCGACTGTCACAGGACCCTCGCTGTCCGGCATGTAATCTTGGGTGTTCTTGACGTACAGACCTTCGCCTATGTTCTTAAGCGAAAGTGTGTTTACTGAAGAAAGATCAAGATCAATAAATCCCTGCGATGTAAAGTCACACTCACCTCCGATTGCGGATGTCTGTGATATTTCAAACACACCTGCGCTCTCAAATGTTCGAGTGTTTGGATAGAACATTACATAAAGATTTTCGTTTGTGCCAAGTACATCGTCATTCCTATTGATAGTTATGAATGTTGACGATTTTCCTTGTAAAACTACTTCTCTCTCAAAGTCTATTTTGTAAAAGTTAGGTCCTGTCATTATGTCCTATTCGTTTTATGCGGTAGAGTTTTGTAGAGTTCGAACACTTGTTTTAGTGAAAGATATGTTCTCAACTTTCTGTGCAACCTCAGGAACAGATAGTGAGTCTAGCTGAGCGATGCTGTCTTTCTTGTAAGTCGCGCTTACTTGTATGTCAAAAGCAAAGATAGGCTCGTCTTGTTGGTAGACATCAATACCTATTTTCTTAGTGTAAGTTAGATTTCTTAAAGTTCCTACTCGTTGAGGATCGTAACCCCCGACAATACCAAGGCCTCCCGCGGCTGCGCTTGTAATCGTAGAAGATATCCAAGGGCCGAAGTAATCTGTCATTCTGTATTGGAACACAATCGGTATTACGATAGCGTTGTCAGATCCTGGCTCGATAGCTTTGAATGCTCTTGCGTCTACGCCGTTCACTAAAAGTTGGTTGAACTGGGCAGGACCAAGATATAAATAAGAACCTACTGTCTGTGAGCCTACTAGGTAACGATCGTCTTCAACGAAACCAAATTTGTTCGGGAGCTCATTGATTGATGTGGGTGTGTATGTTGCTGGGAAAGGAGCAGAACCTGTTACATTTAAAGTGTCCTCTTTGTAACATAGCTGAAGAGGATTGTTTGAAGTAAGCTTAGCAGGTGCTGGTACATTAAAGTAGGCAGAGTGTAAGAATGATGATACGACCTCCGGTGCTTGTGGAAGACCAGTGTCTGTGTCAAGTGATACAGCTGGTAGCTGCAAGCTGCTCATTGTTTGCGTTGAAGTCAGATTGTTTAGACTTGGGTGTTGTATGTGTACACAGAAGTTTGACAAATAGCCGTTTCCTGTGGCTGTGACTCCAGGAGTAACGGCAGTTGTAATGTCCCATACCCAAGGAGCGGTAGCTCCGTATACACCAGAAGCAGTTGCGCCAGCCACCGACACTCCTGTAAACCCTCTGTCAGGTATAAACGATCTTTGGCCTGTCTGACCGTATAGAGGATTTGTCAATCCAACATCGGTATATCTGCTATAAACACACTGTCCTAAGATTTGACCGCTCTGGTAAAAAGATGTAGTAATAGGATTGTCGTTGTTCGTATCATCAACGCCTATTCCTAAGTTTACGATAGGAACATAATCATACTTTCTGTAATTATTGTAGTCCGGATCGTTTACTGTGATAGAACCTCCTGTTGATCCCGTTCCGCTATAAGGAACTCTTTGACCAAATCCTCCAGGGAACCTAGATATCATTTTGATGGGAGATGCGCTATCGTTCTCAAGGTATAAGTAATACGTCTTGGTAAGGACAGCGCCTCTTTGCTGTGCTGAAGGCAAAGCAGCAACCTGGTCTGCGTAATATCCAGCAAAGAGAGTAACAGAAGATCCGTTCTGTACTGGTATCTTTGTGTTCGTTTGATTGTCGACCAAAAAGATTGATACTGGAGCAGCGACATTGTTAAGACGATTTTCTAGGTCTTCAATTCTTAGCTGTAGTTCGTTCAACTTTTGGTAAAGAGAAATTACATTTCCGTCTGGTGTGTAAAAGTTTGACGATATAACATCTGCATCGTGTGCATAGTATCTTTCGTTGGCCGTAAACGAAGAAGACAAGTGCTCGTCAAGACCTTCGGCTGCGAGCTGTGCTTGCAGATCAACGCTGATTTTTTCTTGTGATGCTTGCTGTAGTGCGATCGTTGCCTCGTCTTCGGTAATAAGATCGTTCGGAAATTCAAACGATATTGTATTTGATGGGTTTGATAGGATAGGATTGTTCGGCCATCCTGCTTCTGATACCGAAACCACGTAAAACTCAACCTTTTCACCTTTTGTAATAGGAATATCGATTTGGTTGATGTTAATTACGTCTGGGTTAGTTATGTCTTCCGTTGCCCAAATGTACTTACCGGTGTTGCTATCGTATATTTTACTACGTAACGGAGATACGTATTCATTTAGATTTGAAAAAGTGGCTCTCTGCTTTGAACCGTTGGGATCGGTGTAGTCAAATTGCTTGATGTCGGTCGCGCTTCCGTCGGGTCTTACGTAACGATAGTAAGTCTTAAACTGTACTACGTTCTGAGGACCAGTCGTCGTGCTTGTCACTGGGTTAGGAATCTGGAAGAATCCGCGAAGTCTGTACTTAGGTGTGTCAAGCGCCGCGGGCGCAGCAAGAGCTGTTGAATTTAGATCAGCGACGATAGAAGCGTACAGAGCAGACTTTGAAGTTTTTTCCCTGATCAGCGTGTCTAGCTGATTCTTAGCGGCTCTGCGGTCGGTTTCTGAGTTGAACTTCTTAGAATTGATTTCTTCCTTCTTGCGGTCTATCGATTTTTCGAGTTCTGTTATTTCCGACTGAATTTGTACTTTGTCAGATTGTTTCTTTCGGATTGATTCGATCTCTGCTTGGTCAAGTTTGTGATCGTTAATCTGCACTACTTGAAAGTTATTGATGTCCAACACAGGTGCGTTAGGCACTAAACCGTCAAATGTTGATATTCCTCCGTTTCTTGCGTTGGACAGCAAATAGTTTCCAAAGTCAAGAACCGATGACTGATAGTAACTCTTAAGAGTGGTGGTTCCGGTTGAAAGAGTTATGGTCAAGTCATTGGTAAAGAAACCAACTCCAGGAGACCAAGTAGTTGAAAGCAAGTTTGCTTCGTCATTGATAGTTCTAAAGAACACTGCAGTGTATTCATTGAAACCTATACCAACGTTTGCCAACTTTGGAGAGAATGTCTCTGAATAAAACTGAACAGGCTCTCCTATCAAGATAGGTTCAAGACCGCTGACTCTGCTCACGCGTATGTATCTTGTAGAGTTGTCAATCTCTACGATTTCGTAGATAGTTTCTCCTTTGATAAGTTGGTCACCAACTTTAAGAGTCATTCCATCAACGGCAAGAGAAAGATTGTCGGTGTAAGTAAGTTTGTCGAAAAGGTAGAATCTTTTTGTCGATGTGGTGCCATCTGCATTGGTGTAAGTCCTATCTTCGTAATTGACTGGCAAGAAGTTGCCAGTGTATCTTACCACTGATAGAGGCATGTCGATCGCTCCTTCATCCAAGAAGTATGTGATACCTTGCTTCTGCAAGTCAACCAGGAATTTAACGTAGTCAAGATTGTTCTTACCTTGTACATTGTTCTGAAAGAATTCTAGCTGTGATTGATTCGATATGTTTAAGATCATTCTCTTAACATAAATCTTGGATTCTTGTTGAGGAACATATCTTGTCACATCAAAGCTAACTTTAAGAGCAGGGCTCATTAGGTTCTCAAAGAACCAGTTGTTCTCTGATATGAAAGTCGAAGGAACTGTTACTTCACCGATTGGCTTAGGATTGACAGGTGTCTTAGACTGATAGATTTTCTTAAACGTGCCGTCCGGCTGACGAATGTAGGCATCACTTCCATCGAACCCAAGCATTTTGGCAATCGTATTGTCAATACGATCAATGCTTGATTTTAAGTACCCAAATGATGGGATTGAGTATGAAGAAGTAGTTCCGTCATCCTCTTTCACTACGATTTGGACTGTCTCAGCGACAGAGACGGTTGCTTGCTGCAGCTGCTGCAGAGTCTCCAAAGAATTGTTCTGGAGTCTGACGAAGTCTGCAAGTACCGTAGATAAACTATTATTTGTTTCAGCCATTGGTTTCTTTTATTCTTTTAGAATATGTCGTATGTAAATGTAAATGTATCAGGGTCGAGACATATGATTTCGATCGTTGGTTTGTCACCCTTCTCAGCAAACTCGAGGTATGTGATAAAGGCAGCTTCTGCTCCGTATGCAAAACCTGTGTTGAGTTTGTCGGTTGCGTCAGTATAAACGATTAAGTTAAAGTTGCCATTGTTGTTTGACATGTCCACGCCGTACTTAAATGATAACCTATACGACTGTCCTTTTTTCCAAGCAGTATCAGTATCGTTAATGCGTATCACTATGTCTCGGTCCGTGACGTATGGGACGCTAGCGGACCCATCAGTGATCTTTAAGTAGTTGGAAAAGGGTATCAATTTATCCGTATACTGGTATGTACTAGGAAGCACCGTAAAGTCATTGGTGATGGAAACTAAAGGTTTGGCTCCCAAGTTAAACTCTTGATCGGTGTTGATTATTTTGACTTGACCTGCTTGGGACTTGTCCAAAAAGATTCCATCGCCGCTTGTGATCACATCAAGATTGTAAGCAACCTCGATCGAGGTTGTGTTGTTGTATATGTTGATTATGTCTTGGTAGTTCTTCTGAATCAAAGCAAGCAGACTTGCGTTGTTTGCAAAGATTGCTTTGTTGTCATTGACTAATGTTTCCAAAGAAGCGATCTTTTGAGTCAGAACATCAGCATTCTTAGAGTCCAAGATTAAATTGGTCAACGAATTCACCTGTGTTTGAAGACTGTTGATCAGCTGATTGTTTTTGTTCATCAATGCGACCGACGCCGTCATCTCGTTTAGAACATCCATGTATAGTTCCAACGAATATGGATTGTAATCGTTTATTGATGTCTCAACTGCTGTGTCGTCAGTGTTTACATCGAATTTAAGATTGATTCTAAACGAATAAGAATTCCCGTTAGCGCCTGTGATGCTGTTTGGCTTGTACTTGGTCAACCTTGGAATGTAACCACCACCTGAAGGAAGAGGATCAACATTGTCAAGGAAAAGAACACCGAACAAGTTTGATGTCGAGTTTGCGAGAGTTGCAGGATCGTAGAGATCGTAATAGATAAGTACCGCGTTGAAGTCAAATGATTGCGCGGCTGGTGTTTCATTAAACCCACCAAAGTTTGTGATACCTACATTGGCCATTCCAGCGTAAGCATTGGTATCAAATTCCATTGTGATACCATCAAGTCTACTTCTTTTGAATTCGGTTGACTTGTTCACGCTTTCGATCTTAAAGATATCATTCGTAGGATCGATGAAAGAAGTAGGCTCTAAGAAGAAAGTGTTAGGTATTGGGTTAGCGTACCACCACTGGAATCCAGGGTCTCCTTGTTGGATGTACGTTGCTGTTACCGTATCGTAATAGTAAAAGTCGGCAGTTGCGCCGAAAGGATCCGGTGTGGTAAACGTAAATGTGTCGCTGTCAAAGAAAGCACGAGTACTTAAGCCTGCGGGTTGTACCGTTGCTGCTGATCTGCCATAAATGTATTCTGCATCAAGAGGATCAGCAGGATCATTGGTGAACACCATGTTTGGTGCATAGTTTGCGTCAGTGATTGATTTGAAAAGTACGGTTGGTGTGTTACCTTGAGCAGTCGGAATGTATACGTAAACCTCGGTGAAAGCATTTGCGTTGTTTTTGACCGTGTTTAAGATTCCGATGTCTGCTACATACTTGACGACTTTTTCGTAAGAAACGCTGTTGTCTTCTTCTACGAAGTGTACACCGTATGTTGCATTAGATTGTTCTGAACCGACTACTGCTTCTCTAAAGCGAATAGCACCCATTTCTTTCAGCCATTTAAAGAACACGCGTTCTGACGTGGTTCTAAAAAGATTGGAGTCATAATCTTGCGATGAAGATATCATCGCCTCGAGGTTCAGACAGTAGTTTTGGAACGATTCAGCAAAGTAATCATTCTGCGTTTTGCTACCGTCGATTTCTTCGTAAGCGCCTGGGCTGTTCGAGAGACCTATGAAGTTTTCAAAGTTGGTACTTGGGTTCTCAATGTTTGGTATGTTCAAAAGAGCAAACTTCGAGAAACGGAATTTCTTGTCTGAGCTATTAAAAGAAAGACCAAGATCTTCCGAGGCAGAAGAAAATGTGTAGAACGTACCTCCTTGAAGTCTAATAGGCCTAATTAGTGGTGCTATCATTTAGATATTGTTTTTATTAGTACTCAACGTACGGAGTAGACGAAAGTACTCTCCAGCCGTTTCCTACTTGTGTATCTGCGTAGAGAGTGACAGCGACTTTTCTTAATTCGTAGCTATCGCTGTCGATGAAAGCGCCCGTGATTCCGCTTAAAAGAATGTCGTCGTTGTAGCCTGTTGCAAGATTTGTGCTGCTGATACCAAACTGAGCACCGGTTGTTCCTGTTGCTGCTGGTTGATCAATCAAAACAGTAACTACTTGTCCAGGAGTTACGTTTGCTGAAGATACCGCAGGGAGCTGGATTGTTGTACAGCTTGTTGCTGTAGTACCAGGAGCGTATGTTGAATAGTTCAAACGAATTACGCCAATCTTAGGAAAGTCTGCGCCTGCTGCGATTTCACGAACGGTTGCCGAAGGAGACTGTGAAAGTGTCTGAGGATTCAACAATTCAGCGTTTGAACCGCTTTGTCCGTCGAGCTGTGGAGAAGAGAAAGCAGCGTCCAGGTCGAATGGAAGCTCGCTGATCATCGCGCCACCGCCCGTAGCGGCATCATCGAATGTTACGTTTCCGCTGACAGTCAAGTCTGTCCCAACGTTCAGTGCTTCGGTTACCGATAGAGTCTTAGAGACGTTTAGGTTACCTTGGAACAAACCCGTAGCTTCACAAGTAAAGATTTGCGCAGTTACCGGGTTGGTATACCTCTTAATGAGAGCGTTTCCTACGTTCAGCGATCCACCTGGTGAGAATGACGTATCAAGTCTCGCCTCCAAGTTATTGATGGCTGTTGCTAAGTTTGAAAAGTTTGTGTTGATTGTGATTCTAGAACCGGCGATATTGTCGCTTCCTAGAATTTCAGTGATAGTTACTGTTGCCATTGTTTTTTGATTTTTTCTGCCTTTTTTCTATATATCTCGGCAAGAAAAAGTATGTCAGTGGCAAGTTCTCAAGACAATGTGACTGTGTTAAGTGTCTCGTCAAGATTTTTTGTAAGTTTCGGGAATATACTTCTCCCATTGAGGGTCGTACCAAAATCTTCTCCCTGTCTTGTCGACGACAGAAGAACCTTTTCCATAGCACAACATCCATTCTTTGAAAGACTTGCCGTCGGTGCCGTTGGGATTCACCCAGTCTTTAAGTTCACCACCACCAAGGGTGTAAGCATCTCGACAACATTTGTGTGTAAACATTAAGAGAGAATCAACCTCAAGCTGCGAAAGTTGGTTTGCGGGCTGAAAAGGATTGATGTTCATGCGGTAAAGAATTTCAGCTCTTAGGTAATTACCGACTCCGTTGAACAATGACTGATTCATTAGGATTTCGTTCAAAGGAGTGTTAAACACTTTATGTTTCCACCAGCTGAAGCGCAGGTGTTCTGAAAATTGGTTAAATTCCGTAAGAGGACAATATCCTCTTCCTTTGGTCCACCCATCTGTCCATTTCCATTTAGCGAATCTTCGTACATCGTGCAGTACCAAATAGTTTCCACGAACTGTCTTGAAGCGTAAGTGTGCGTGCTTCATGACTTTGTCGAAATGTTCGGACTCTTTATTGATGTATGCAAAGTTTCCACTCATACCTAAAGTCACCGAAAGATTTTTGCTAGGAAGTCCTTCTCCTACTGGTGATATTTCCAGCATCATTTCTTTACCTCTAGATACAGCTCCTATCTTAAAGACCACGTCATCAAATTCATCCAGCTCGGTTTTAACTTTTGAGACTGGTGACTTTTCAATCTTATTGAAAAACTTCTCCTGCGATGCAACATAGTTGATGAAGTCGCACATGATCTTAACTTCGGCTAACTCAGGCATAGAGTGTTGTGGGCTGGTAGAGTTTATAGATTTTTTCGCACATCAAGATCATTGTCTTAACGTCTTTTTCACAGTATGTAATCACACGGTCCAATTCACCGTTCCAATATGTTTGGTGAACCATTCCTCCGTCTATATCGTCTTTTGGCGAAGGGAGACCTAAAGCATAAGCAGCTTCTTCAAAAGTAACATCCAGATTTGAGTATGACTTCCACCATTCTTTCATATCGAATATATTGATCTCCCAAGGTTTCTTACCCCAGGTGTTCAAACAGTCGGGTACTTGGAATCCTTGCATCAAGAGTTTGCGATAGACCCAAGCAACATCAAAGTTCTTGATGTTCCAACCGGTAGGCGCCATTCCGTTGGCACCTGCTTTGACGAAGAGAGCATGAATTTGCTTCATCATTTCTTTTTCGTCTCCGGAAATTGTGTTTACTTTAATTTCTCCATCTCTCCAAACGCCGTATGAAAGGCAGGCAATCTTGCCGTACTCAGGAAAGAGTGATACTTTGTTGAGGTAACCTTCGGCAGGATCGCCGTAGTTAAGACGGTTGCATTTCTTTTTGTAGATTTCAGCTCCGTCAGGATCGTTCTTTACAAATTCTTCATAAGTAGGATAAAGACCGCATGTTTCGATGTCAAAGAAAAGGAATTTCGACAGTGATTCTTTTGAGAACATATAGTTAATTTTGGTTGTTATATTCGCTGTTAGCACTTTGGTTTCAAGAACTTTTTAACAATTACATAATATAAACTACATGGAAAATCAGCAAAGAATGAAAGTCGACATTTCGGACGCACCTTGGACCGAATGTTGTGGAGAGCCTCAAATGTTTGAGACTTACTATATGTTCAAAAGAGTTTCTGCTTTAATCAGTCCGACTGGCAAAGAAGAACACATTCCCATCGAAGTTATCGTCTGCAAAAAGTGCGGAAAAGTACCAGAGTTTATGTGGAAGAAAATTCCCGACTTGCCAGAGAACATGAAAGCCAGTGGAAAATAGTCCCTTCATAATTCCTGGTATTTATGTTGACTGGGTGGAAGAAGTGTACGGCTGGGGCGTTTTCACAAAGGAAAAGATCAAAAAAGACGCCTTCATTGAAGCAAGTCCTGTCATAGTCTATCCGGTAGACATCATAAAGATTGCTTCTTGGAATGCACAAGAAGATCGCGGTAGTAATGCGTCTTTAGGACTGACACTTTACAGCCTGCGGTGGGGCGAGCAGTTTGCGGCTGTACCTATGGGTTACGGAGGTATCTACAACCACAGTGATCGCAACAATTGCGAATTTGTGAATGACATAGAAAACGGCATACTCTACATAATCGCACTAAGAGACATAGAACCTGGAGAACAGCTTCTCGTTTCTTATGGCAGCGATTGGTTCGACAATAAACCGTTTCCTAAAGTAGATCTTTAAGAGTTTCTCTCGAAAACTTCTTCGATCTTTATGATCAACGGGTTTCTTACGATGTCCTCGCGTTGGAATTCCATGATTCCGATTTCTTCAATGTCTTTGAAGAAGTGGACAACTTTTTCAAGTGAAGATATCTCGTTCTTGCGTATGTCGATCTGTTTAGTGTCTCCCACTATAATCATCTTAGAATTTTCTCCGAGACGGGTCATAGTCGAACGCATATTCTTTAGGCTAATGTTCTGTGCTTCATCGACGATTATGATTGTGTTGTCGATGCTTCGTCCACGAATGTAGGCAAGAGGCATGATCTCTATAAGTTCTTGCGCTTCAAGACTTCTTGTCAAGTCTTTACCAATGATCTTGTGGAAATTGTCCATAAAAGAAATCATATAAGGTTCCATCTTTTCTTTCATGGTTCCTTTTAAGAATCCTATTTCTTCTCCTTCCAATACTGTCACTGACTTAACGATTATGATCTTACGATATACGTCTGGGCGTTTGGACAATAACTTAAGAGCTTCTGCACAAGCAACATAAGTCTTGCCTGTTCCCGCCGGTCCAGCGCATATCGTTATGTCTTTTGAATTTATGAGCCTGACAAACTGTCTTTGCCTTTCGTTTTTACACTTGAGATCAAAATTGATTTTTGTTAGATATGTTTGCGCCGGTGGCAACCACGAATCTACGTTCTCGTCTTGGTTTGTCTTTTTTCTTGGCATATGATTTGTATTTTTTACCAGCGTCCGCCTGGACACTCGCAGTGTTGACATAGAACTTTTGCTTCAATGTTGCATCCGCAACCTTGGAACTTTGTCCCGTCGTTTTTTCTATGAAATTTATCAGAGTCACATTTGGATTCTGTCCTGACTGGACAGTCTGTACAGACGGATAAGCGTGATTTGGCGAGTTTCTTAGTTTCTTCGTCAAGAAGATTTAACGAATCCAATAACTTGTTGAACCAGCCTTCCGCGATATCCCTCAATACCATGTATTACACTTTAACAGTTTTGACTTTAACGTCTTTTTCTTTTTCGATTTCTTTGGCCAATCTAAGATTGTCATCATTGTCATCAAAAAAGATTAGGTCTTTGTAGCCGTCTTCAACCAATCTGTGAAGGGCTTCTTTTTTCCTTTCGGCGATGTTGCCTTTGAGTTTTTGTGAAGGATCATTGACAGCTATCACTAAGTCAGGGTGTATGTCGATTCCGTTGTGTAAGAAAAAGTCACGGATCATTTTTGAGTTTGATCTTGCTGTGACGATAGCCACATGAACGCCCGAATTGTAGAATTTTTGCAGATCCTCAAGAACATGTGTTATGAAAGAAGCTCTTTTGAGAATCTCGAAATCTTCGAATTCTGAAAAAGAAAGCGCGTGCTTAGAAGTGGGCTTGAAAAAGTTAAATTCGGCAGGCGTCAGAGTCTTAATTACTTTTCCTGTTTTGGTGTCAAGAACTTGTATCTTAGCGTCTGAAATGATCAATGTATCGTCCAGATCAAACACAGCAAGTCTTTCGGAAACTACGCCTTTGATGCGAGCCTCGTTTACTTTACGGTTAGTGGATACTCTGTCGTCCATTCTGTGTATGTCTTATTATCTTCGGATAGAATTCCACATACTGACCAATAATAGTCACCGTATGCAAGAGTTCCTGTGCTTGCGGTTGCACCTTTCCCTATGAAGTATATATCTTCTGGAAGGTATTCTTTGTATCTTGCGTAAGCATTCCTGCGGTAGTTGCTTCCACCGTTCAAAAGTTTTATACCCGTATGAAAGTATAGTTTTGTGAAAAGCACTTTATCGCCAAATGCCGCATTGAAGAAAAAGTCTTCTCCGCTTGGCTTGCAGAAAGTAAGAGTATATCTGCCGTCCGATGCTGCGCTAATCGTATTCACAAACAGATCATTTCCTAAAATGTTTACGTATGTGTTTAGCTGTGGAGCGTTCTGCCAATCTTCAGCTTCAACGTTAATCGTGTTGTAAGAATCGTGTGCATAGACCATAAAGTCATCGATTCTTAAAGAACCGCTTTCTGTCAATTCAGCGGCCGCACTTGCTCCAGTCCCGGTTCCTACTATGTTGACAGTGGGTGTTATAGAATAAAAGTCACCTGGGTTTTCGATCTTGACCGTGGTTATTTCTTTATCATACGTACCAGTTGAACCCAAGAAAACTTTCAAAGATATTTCGCCATTACCTATTGATCTGATTCCAGGTACAAAAAAGTAAGTGATACCTCCGCCGTCTGATTGGTCTTTTTCCCTGATCCTTAAGTTGTACTTAAGAGCTTTGTCGGTCGGATCGGTCCACCTAAAGTAAATACCGTCTTCTCTCACAGTTGAGAGCAGGTTGGCTGGAGGTTTATTGTCAACTTCGTTATTCTTATCAGTATAAAGTCTTCTTTTCCAAACGAAGTTGTCGTTTACTTCTATCAAAAGAGGATCGCCTTCACTAATGTTGCACAGTAGATTGTATTCGTATGTGTAAACATCAGCAACTGGCCCTGATACCACAACATCAAGTACATCAATAACAGCACCCTTTACATAGCTGTGAACATCATTAAAAGACGTGACGATAAAGAAATCTCCTTTCTTAATTAAGTTAGAACCATACAAACCAGGTGTAGTCGCAGACGGTGCTTCTTTTGCTGTGTATTCAACGACTATCTCGTAAACGTAGCCAACGTTCGTCGAGGATCTTCTTGATGTAACCGAAAGTATAGACGAAGAGTACTCGGTATCGTAATAGTAGCTGTCAATGCTTTCGGAAGTGTATATGAATCCTTGATTCAAGGAATTGGTTGGTGTGTTCCCATCTTCAACGGGAGGCACTTTCAAGAACTGTGATATGTTCGCAGTCGTAGGAAACTTTGAACGTTCTTGCCTTTGATTACGATCCAGTGGACTCATTTACTTCTATGAAAGTATCTTTTTGTCTAACGGTTGTGTTTCCGTTTGTATCTTCAATAGTAAGTTCAACGCCAAAGACACCTGGATATGTAAACGTCCACATAATCTTTGAATCGGTTGTTTCAACCAATATGTCATCACCTTCCTTGATCCTCCATAGGTACTTGCTCTTTCCTGCAATCTTTGATGTGTCAGATGTTAGTATTACCGAAGAACCTATTGGAAATCTTCCGTTAGTGTCTCCTGCCCAAGTTTCTTCCCACGTTAGAGCTCCGCCTATTGATCTTTCATAAGGTAGTCTTTCTGATTCACCTGGCGCCTCTAGTCTATTGTCAAAAGTATAAATAGGACCAGTACCACCTACTGGGTTTACAAACGAAGAACTTCCTATGTAAGAATACTGCAGGGGTAACTCTTGTGCAGGATACCAACCACGGTAGCCGAATGGGCTAAGTCCTTCTTCAAGGTAAACTTGTATGTTGCGATAGTTTATGACAAAGTCATTCAAGCCGTTTAAGAAACTGCCTACTTTGTTCGGTCCAAACCCTAACCACGAATAGTAGTTGCCTGTTGGGAAAGAATGTGAAAGCGCCGATGAGTTGCCATCTGGTGTTTCAAATGTAAGACCACCTTCGCCTGTTAAGTAGCCCAAACAATCAACGCTTGGTGTCTTTGCCTGAGCAACGATCTTGAACATTGTTCCTGTACCTCCTGCCAGTATCTGTGTTGATATCGAACTAGTTTCCCACTCTGCGTAAAATGTTATGTCATCTCCATTTGCTGTACAAGAAGATGATAATGATATTTCTCTAACCTTTCCTTGCTGCACAAGTATGTTTGTTACCGTCGCCCCTGCTGATGGATATGAAGGCAAAGTGGAAGATGTAATTACATCACCGGGTATGATTTGATTTTCTAAAAGACCCGTTATGTTTGTAATCGTATAGCCCCCAGCGGAACAGTCTCCTATGAAAGTTGCTTTCTTTACTATGTCTTGGTCCAAAGTAACTGTTGTTCCTGATATTCCTGTGACAGAAGATACAGGAGCAAAAGGATTTCCGTACACAACGTCACCGATCGCAACAGGAGCGTTCGTTGTGAAAGAGTTTGACGATTCGTATGTGTTAATTACTGCGGGTATTAAAGATATGTCTGATTCGGAAATAGGATAGTAGTTGAATCTAGCAAGACCGCCCTCTGTGCTGTTGTTCAATTCAAAAAGAGCTTGTGTGAATATCTGAGCGTTACTCATACCACCGACAATTCCGTCAAAGTTGTATACATCATCTTCATTGAATTGCAGGCCGCTGTTTTGAACAACTTCATCAATGATGAAGTTACACCAGTAAGGAGTTGCGTAATCAACAGTATTCCAAGAAAGACCACATGATTCTTCCCAAAGAGTACTTTGGTAGTTTTGCCAAGTTATGATTTCTGTTCCGAGTTTTCTTTCGGCAGAATCTTCGTCGAAGTTTCTTTGACAAACCACGAAAGATGAAGATGATCTTAAAAGATCGCTGTCTGTGTCTGATACCGTTAGAATAGTTCCCACACCTCCTTGCCATGTACCCACTTGCGAGACCTCCATGGAGAAGTCACCAGACGCTATCCCATTGTCAAAGAACCAGTTTGTGTGATCAGCTATCGCAGTGGAATCAAATTCGGTCGATTGTGCATTATTGAATGCTCCAAGCGAAGGGTACATATTGAAGTCAAAGTAGACTGTCATATTTCCTCCAGATTCTTCTCCGTAGTAAATTCTTGTTGGGAATTCTAAGTACTCGTACTCAAGATATATCTCTTCATTGCCTGAAGCAGCAAGACTTACAAGATAAGTATCAAGTTCATCGATAGGACCTCCATCTATTCCTACTACATCAATCACATAAACACCAGATGAGTTCCAAATATCATAAACAGCACCTACTGTGCTTGTGTCTAAGTATACGTGTGTAGTCCTAAATTCTTGCGTGTACTTAAGAGATCCGTCTACATAAGCGATTAGTTTGATCTTAGTAAAACCGGGTCTGATTTCTGTTAGAGGGTTACAAGTAGCTGTTGCTTGGTCTATGTATATCTTTCCTATATGATCACGAACTTCAGGATCGTTTGTGTTTGCCGCGACAATAGTCCATGTTGAAGCTGATGTAGTAGGATCCCAGATAAGATTACCGTTGTTGATCTCTTGGTCTCTAAGTTTGTATATACGACCTATTTCACCTTTTTTGGTAAAAGATGAATCCGAACCTTCTCCGTTAAGAGTGATGCTTGATGGCTGTCCAGAATATGTGTTCTTTCCATTGATAGGAACTCGTGAACGAATCGGTGTGGAATTTTTTTGGAACAGCTTTAAGAACTTTCCAACTTGGATTCCGTTTGGATTTGAATCTTCATTGTAGATTTTGTTTCCGGGCAATACGACCGTTCCGCCAATTTCTCGTAAAACCTCCCATGTATTCGGTGAAGCTTTGAACGCAAGAGGAGGATCATTTACCAATTCTATGTAAGTGTATCCTGGGTTTGAATAGTCTGCGTCAAGTACATCAAGCTGGTATATAGTATCATCTCTGCGGATAAAGATCCATTCGTTTGCTGAGTTGTAAGGCGGCTCTATTTGTGGATAGATTCTTTGCCCTTGAACAACGATCGTAGGATTGACTGCGGTTGGTGGCTCAAGATAGTCTACGACAGGACCTTCCAGATTGTCGTCAGGCGAGATTTCCAAGATTGAAAAATCTTCACAGTATGGAAAGTTGTAATTGTTGACATCGGATAGATCACTAACGTCTAAGTTTTCCCATCTAAAGTTCATGTCTTCCCAGTCTGTGTTATTGAAGACTAAGTTGACCCAACGGCCTGTGGCATTATCCCACTTATACTCGATGTAGCGAGTGTTTTCAATTTCCTGCGCTGTCTTGTTTTCTTGCGTGTTTGGCAGTTGCTTCAAAGAATCCCATGAATCTATACAATCATTAACAAACTTTGATATGTAAGAAAAGTCAGATTCCAGCATGTATACTTCTACGCAATTCTTCTTAATCAGATTTGCGAAATTATTGTCGGTATTGTAGACAATCATTTCAACGGTGTACTTGCCTATGTAAGGTAGCACGACCGTGTGATCGATAAGAACATCTATAGGTTGGATCCCACTATCATAGCTAAACTGCGCAGTTGATTTGACAGGCTCTGTCAATAGGACTTTCCATTGCATTTGATAGAATTCTCCACGCCCAAGATCGCTCCATGTAAAAATGGAACGGGTATGCCCACTATTTACATTCACGCCAGGGACATTAGAATATCCCGAGCCGCCATTTGTAACTGCCACTCCTTGGTGAACTAATATAACATCTCCTATAGCAACCGAAGTAGAAGCAGGAGAAGAATCATAATTCTCTACTGTGATGGTTGAGCCAGGTCCTGCGGTTATGACCGAAGTCAGAACTATGTCTGCGATGTTTGAGCCTGTTACCAAACGGTTGGTAGAAACATTTAGAGTTCCTGCCGCAGCGATGTCAGGCGTAACTGTGAATTCGTTATTTGTCCCACCGCCGGTCGAGTTCACGGCTGTCACAGTGTATTCCAAAAGGTTCAGTCTTCCTTTTCTTAAAGATGCTGTAGCTGTTGCTCCGCTTCCTTCTTGACTGACTATTTTTAATGTCGGTGTAAACTTATACTCGGTTCCAGGGTTAACGATCTCTAAAGCAACTACTTCACCGTTTCCTCCTGGGAGTGAATCTATGTGTGCAATAACGTTTGCGTCGGTACTTCCTCCTACATCATTCCATGAATAAGGAACTTCATCCCATGTTATAGGAAATTCGGTTGACAATGAAACTACCGCGCCGACTGGTATGTTAGGTGAATCATTCCATCTTTCTGTTCTTAGCCCGTTGTTGATGTTGCCTACAGGAGTTCCTGCATATATCTTAAGATCAAGATCAGCTGTTGTAGAACCTACGTTTGGACTAAAGACAGCTTGTGGATAAGAAGAATACCCAATTCCTTTGTTTAGAAATACTACATCGTCTAATTCATATCCTAGATCGCTAACGGAGGCTGTGAAACCGGTTCGATTGACAACTTCATATTGAGATCCGACCGGGGAAACCACAAGCATCTGTGAGAAAGCTTGAGGGAGAGATGCGTATCCTGCACCTTGCGAGTATCCGCTTTGTATCTGAACATCTGTTACCGACCCAGATCCTGTCACACCTGTCACAAGGAGTCTGATAGGAGTTGAATAGGAACCGCCGCCGAGAGTTATGATGTCTCCGGCGGTAAAACCAAAACCTGCGGGATTGGAAAGAGTATATGATCCAGTGTAGCCTTTTACTTTGGCATAGCCAGTGGCCTGTTGGTTCGAAGTCCCAGGAAAAGAAACCTGCGGAATACTGGTATAAGGACCTCCCGGATTAGTAATCGTTATGTCAAGAATGTCGTACTTATTCATGAAAGACTGTAATGTCTTTTCCAAAGTAGGACTTAAGTATGCTTGTGAAGAGTACGAACGAAGATCTTCGATGGGAGCGCGTTCTTCGCATGTAAAGCCAATCGGCCTTGTTAGTTCAAGGACACGTCTTTCATCTACGTCTTTCCAAGAATTGATGGTATATCTTTCGTAGTAAACTCCTTCACCTGTGATGTCAGTAATCTGACAGTTTAGAGGTAAGAATTTTTCTCTGAGGTATTTCTTAAGAGCGAAGAATTTGATAAGAGCCTCTTCATTGGTAAATGTAAAAGCATCAGTGGTCAGAGGAGTTCCGTTTTCGTCGAATTCTCCAGAGTCTTTGACGATGTCATAGAACAATCCAAATAAGCTGGTCTTACGATAGTGCTTGCTTGGAACAATGTTGATAGACTGACCGCTTTCTTTCTTGTTCTTTAGTTGAAATGTTATGGGAACTTGGCGATACTTGCCAAATTCTGTGTCCATACTATTTACGTTTAAGAAGTATTCTTTAAGGCGAATATCGTAGTAACCAAACCAGTTGATCATATTCACAAGTCCTTTGTAAGAACCCATATATGGCCAGATCTGGTCTCCTTGCAGAAGCATTTCTTTTCGCTTTTCGTTGAGAAGTATGTAGTCGACGTTTGATTCATCAACTTCAGAATCTCTAAGAATCAGTTCTTGCTCCGCGTCTACATCACGACCTATGTTGGATAGGAGGACACCTAGTCTTTCGTCTTCTGCTTCAGTCTCAGCTCTATAGATTCCAAAGAACAACAGTCCAGGTCTCGAAGAAAAAGTATTGTCAATGATTCTTAAGACGGTCAAGAAGACACCTTCTACATCAGCTTGGTGACCGATGTTAAGTGTGAACGGAGTTTTCTGAATGTCTTCGTACACAGTCCTTTGATAAAGGACGTTGTTTGCCGTCCCACCAACTACTGCAGTTGGGATCGTGTCAGAAGAAGCAGCTTGTGTAAATTCAAACTCGATTGTTTTTGACTTCGTGATCGTCGGATAGTCAACATTGTAGTCAACATTGAACAAGAAGAATGATTCGTCACCTTCTACGTATGCTTTGAACTGTGGGACTACGCTGTATGTTACGCCGGCACCTGAAGTTGAAGAAACTGTCAATGAAGTGTCAAAGTACAGGTTGAACGTATCAACCTGAGTAAGAGTGTAAGAACCTCCGTCTAATGCACCTCCGTCTATAAATATCTTAGAACCTACTCGAAGATCGTGTGGAAAGTACGTAGTAAAAGATATTTCTCCAACCGAGTCTGCGGGTATAGGATTCGTAAGTACAAGTGTCTGTCTTGCGGTGTTTATGCTATAAATGAAAGTATCTGCTGGCACTCCAGAGCCCGTCACATTCATACCTACAGCAAGAGAAGATATGACGGCTGCAGGCACTCTGCTGACCGTGTTTGAATCATACTCCCTGACAAGACCCGTGAATGTAAAACTCTCTATTTCTACCTTGCCGCTTGTGCCGTTTGCTGAATAAGAATTGATATTGAAAGGACCATAGTTCTCTGTTCTTGGATAAGTGTAACCGCTTTGTCCGTACGAAAGTGTTCCAGTGCTGCCTGTTGAATCGTAAACATTCTCCAGAATGTATATCTGATCCACAGCGATCAACCCAGTTGAGACTCTTTCCAGACTATAGTCCAATATGTAGTCCAATGATGGACTTGGAAAATCGTTATTGTTGATCGAAGCAGGAAGCGCGATTGCTTCAATCTCGCCGTTCACACCAAATGTAATGTCTGTGCTTGGAATAGTGAACAAGAGATTTTCGTTGTCAATGCTTCGGATCTCTAAGTATGATGAAGTATCATAGCCGGTTCCTCCGTCTATGATCTCGATGTATACGACTTGACCTTCGAAATTCGTATACGCATTTATGACGGCTCCAATTCCAGGAAACTGTGTCTCGTCAACAATTAAGACAGTCGTAGCCTGTCTTTTCTGAGGATTTAAGTTGTCCCCATTCTTGTTGAAGAAGTTAAACCTGTTGGTAAGTAGCATTAAGAGATGTACTTATATTTTTTGTCGACCGCATAGTTTATGCTCTTTCTGATTTGCTGAATCGTGTCGACAATAAAAGTAAGTAACTTTGTGTACTGAACGACAACCGCTTCTACATCTTTGTTCGCAAGAAGGTACTTAGACAAAGATTTTTTCATCAAGTTTGGACGCCAGTCATATCCTATGTTTTTTAGGTCATCTTGCTGGTGCACAAGAGCTTCATAGAAACTTTTCCTCGTAAGATACGCTCCCATCTTGATGTCTGGGTTTGGATCCTCGTATGTTTTCTCAATTATGTTTACCTCTAAGTTAGCCATTCTTAATGTTATCTATGTTGATGCGGTGGATCTCTAAGTTCAATGACTTAGGAGTATCTTTACCAAATGATATGTTGATTGTACTTGGTTTGGATTGACTCGTGCTGTCTTCTAAGAAAACGCCGTTACGATCGGGCCATCCTCCGCGAACAAGCGCAAGTTCTCCTCTTCCTATTGTGATGTCACCAAATTCGTCGAGACCTATGTCGATCGTTGAATTTGCATTTGCTGGGTTTGCGTGATATGCTTCATTCTCTTCTGACATAAACCAAACGTTTACACTGTCCACGCCTTCGACTGATTCTACGATTGCTACCAAGTCTGATGTAGGAATCTTGTCTCTACGACGATTCTTTAAGAAGTAGTCTGATGTTTTGGATATTATGTTTTGACGAATGATATCTTTGCTATAACCTTCGAATGCCCTGACGTTTAGGTTAAGAACATATTTCTTGATGATGGGATCGATAATCTTGACGATCGTATTCAATGTTTTTTGACCGCTTTCTTCAATTACATCGTATATCTTTTGCTTTTCATCAGGGGAAAGTAAGAACAGCGATTGAGGTATTGTGTAGTAGTTGGAGTTGCTTGGTTTTCGTTTGTTCACATCAGGAATCAAAAATAGATAAACCACATTATCGTCGGATACATCATTGTCTTCAAATGTGTTGAAGGCATCGACGACCGCGAAGAAGTTGTATTTTTCTAAGAAGTAAACATATGAATCGGCGTTTGCCAACACATAAGCCCTTGATGTTTTAGGAGCCAAAACTCGTGTTAAGAAAAGCGGTTCGGCGTCAGAACCAAATATGATTGGTTTTCCCATACCAATCTTTATGATAGCGTTGAGATCTACCGTGTTTCCTGCCAAGTCAAAACCATCGTCTTCCCATTCAAAGTTTGGAATTTCGTCCATCAATATGTTTCCTGCGTCTCCGTCTGAGACTAAATACTCGACTCGTATGACAGACCCGACTTCTGGAATTCTTCCGAAGTAAAGGTTGCCAAAGAATATGTCAATTCCGGTGTCCATCCCAGTTTTAACAATTACACCCGGTGCATCGTAAGGAATATCGTATAGAGAATCATAGTTTTTCCACTGTTCATTGTTTACGTATATTCTATAGATGAAGTTATCGATCTGATTCCCTTTTTTCGGCTTTATGTTGTAAGATTGTAGAGGTCTACCTGTTCCTGTGACAGTCTGAACTTCAAAGCTGCCCTGTGTTACTTTAACTTCTACGGTTTGCTTGCCCGATAAGTTAATACGAACTTCCTCGGTGTTTGTGGTAATGAGGTAATTCAGGCCAGTGTTTTGGTCAACCAACTTTGAGTAATTGGGAATGATCACTGTGTTGCCGTACATATCAACGGTGGTACCGTTGTACCCCAACATCAAAGTTCCTGATGCAGCAATGGATCTTGTTGGATTGTGACCAGCAAGTCTTGCGAGGCCAATGATAGACTGGCTGCGTCCAGCTGTCATAATGTTCAACTCTGTGATACTATCCTCGATGTAGTAAAACATCAGACGAGCAAGATCTAGGATTACATACAGAAGCTGTCCGTATGCACTTGCTGGAGAAAACACTTCGCCGACCTGTAAGAATTTCGTGGTCATGAAACTCCTTACATCACTGTAAAGTTGGTCAAATTGAATTCTATTGTACTTAAAAATCTGAAGAGCCATCCTTGCTTACGTCTTTTATGTTGCTTCGACGCCAAGATACTTTTTGCCGTCTATGTATATATCTATGTAGCAGATATCTCTTACCGTTCCCTGCGCAAAAGAAACCTCGATTGTGATCGGCATGTTGGCTGTATCGGGCGCATAAAAAGAAAGTTGACCGTAAAAGTTTTCCTTGATCTTTTGACTGCTTACGTTTAGGTCAAAAAGTAGTTGCTCTAAATTCAAGCCGAAACCTGGATCGCCAAGAACTTCCCCCTGCGTTGTAAAGATGATCATGCGAATCTTTGTAAGAATCGCTTCGTAAGGAGAATTTGTCTCTAGAACGCTCGGAAGAAATCCGGGATCTGATGCATTTCTACAGTAGATTTCTTTAAGCATGACATATTAGTGGAAGATGTAGAACCAGTCTGGTGAGTTCTCATCGTCAATTTTTTGCAATATCGCTTCAAGCTCTGACTGTCCTTCTTCTTTGATTGTTCCAGCATCTACTGCAATCCCACCTGGAAGATTGAACGTAAACGTTCCTAGTAATCTTCCCAATGAAAGTTTTGCTTGTGCTGTTATGTATCTTTGAAAGAACCAATCATCATATAGCTTGTAGTCCTCAATCTTAGTGTAAGTAAGAATATAGACGTTTCTTTTAGGATCTCTACCAAGAATCTTAAGTCTCTTGGTGTTTCTGTTAAAGTCAAACGCGTATCTCTCGAGAATAAAACATTTTGTCAAGTCCCAGTAAGAATACTGTGCGGTCCTTAGGACCAGGTCATCTGACTGAAAAGGTGATAAGAAAAGTTCAGAAGCAATAAGACGGTTGTCAGAAAAGTCCGTGTCGACTGTTCCTAAGATACCACCTCCCGTAAAGTCTCTTACGTCTTGGATTGAAATTACGCAATCAGGAAGTAGTACACTACGAGTAGCTTTCCATTCTTTCTGTGCAAATAGATTTCTAGGCAGAACATAGTAAGATGTTTCTACCGCAGGGCCGTAGTTCACATAGAACCAGTTCTCGGCTTGGCCGATGATCCTCTCCATTTCCTTCTGTGGAATGGAGTACGGAAGAGAACCCGAGACGGTAATCTCATCGTTCACCATTTGGATTAGTTCATCGCGAGTCATCTTTTTACTTTTCTTTTAGTTCTTCTTTAAGTTTATTGAGGATTGCTCGGTTGTTTTCGATCAATTTGATCCTCTTAACTTGGTTGCCGCGATTTCTCTTGGACTTGCCTTGTTTACGTGCTCTTGCCACTATTTCTTTTCGTCTTTTTTCTTTTCGTCTTTGTCTTTATCTCTTCCACCTTTCTCAGGATCTTTAAAGCTTCCCGGAGATTCAGAAGGTTCGATAAGTTCGACGACCATAGTTTCTTTGGAAACTTTTGCGAGTTTTCCAATTTCACCGTTACGAATAACTCCACCGATCACTGAACAGTTGATAGGGAATCTTTTGTTCTCGATGAAACAATCGTCACAGACGTTTGATATGTGAAGCGGTGATTCGGCAACTTTGCAAGATATGAATTTGTTTTCTTTGACCGGCTTGCATTCAGCAACTCTAGAATTCTTAATCGTACAACCGTAAAAAGTACATCTTTCAAATACACCTTCGAGCTCGCATTCTACAAACTCAACATCTCTTGCGACGCAGTTTTTGATCTTAGTGTCTCTGACTTGCAAGACTGAAACATCGGTGTCGAAGTTAAAGATGCCCTTTGTGATTCCGCTGGTCATCATGATTTTGAATATCTGATCTTTGATGACGTGCCAATATGCTTCCAATATCTGTTCGTCGTTTCTCATGTCAACACCTACTTCTACATCTGGGAAGTTTTTCTTGAACGTAGAGTACTTTACGAATCCTTCATAAAGTTTCTGTTGCTTTTCCATGAGCTTCTTAAAGTAGGTACGATCACCTGCGCTAAAGTTGCCGTCGAAGTTTAGTACTTCGTAAAGGTTTAGGATAAAGTAATCGATAAGATCTAGGATTTTCTTCGTCTTTCTCTCGTAGTTCTCTCCGCCCATGTAACGATATTCCAAATAGCCTTTTTCGGCTTTCAAGAAGTTTACGCCGTAATACTTTTCATCGGGCACTTCCAAAACATTGCGACTAATGTCAGTAGTTGGAGTATAGAATATGACTGCGTTCGGGTGAAGTTCTTTAATGCTTCTTGCGTACACAGAATCTTTTCTCTTGGGGAATACATCGTAAACTCGTTCTTCGTCGAATCCTAAGATGAATTTGACTATGTTCATCATAGGGATCTCGACTCTGGTAGGAATCTTATTGGGATCTAAACTTATGTTTGCGTGAATAGAGCATCTGTCGGTAGTGTAACCATTTGATTGAATCCATTCAAAAACCTTGATGATAGTGTTTCTTGCATCGGAATAAGGCATAGGACCGGTGACCAACTCACACATTTTCTTACCGCCTGAGTAGTCTGGCTCCAATTTGAATACCGATGCCGAAGGCTGTACCGGCGAGTGATAGAGAGGTTTGGGCTCTTGAATGTTGCTCAGAGCCATTGGCACCACGATCCTATTCTTTAGGACTTTGGCGATCGCTCTTGCAGTCTCGACCACTTCCATTGAAGAATAGAACTCAAATTCTATTCCAATCTTAGCAGAGTCGAGAATCTCTGTCTTTGTGTAAACCTTCTTGGTTTTCATTACCGGGAGTTATTTTATGCTTCGTTGGGAATAGTCAGATAAATTTTGTCGTTGTGAACACGATCAACTGTTACCATGACCTTGTCTCCGACGCTGTATTTTTTCTTCTTATTCTTAATTTCTTTTTGCGAAATCATTCCTACGATATCTTTCTGCAGACGGACCAATGTTCCGAAAGGCTGCACCGAGATAACTTCACCGCCTTTGACGGCACCTAAGCTGGAATCTCTAAAGTCGGCGATTTCCTTCTGACGAATCGAAGGATCTTCGTCGGTAAGAATGATTTTCTTGTCAGGCGTGATTTCTTTGATCCAGAAAGTAATCGGCGTGCCTGGTTTGATTTCATTGTTTTTGAACTGTTCTTTGAGTTCAGGGGTCATCTTGCTGGCGTGAATAAGACCAGTAAAGATATCATCAAACTCTATGAATATGCCGTACTTAGCAGCTCCAGTAACAGTCCCTGTGTATTGCTTATCGCGGTCAAGCTCTTCGATCTTCTGAGGAAGTATCTTAGAGATGTACTTCTTGTAAGAGAATACGAAAGTCGAACTTTCTCTTAAGTAATCTTCGACCATCACCGGAATTTCTTTTCCTATCATTTCATCAAAGTCTCTTACGATGTTTGTAGCAGCAAGAGATCCAGGTAAGAATCCGTCGATTCCTTGCACACTGATGATGAATCCTCCGTGGTTCTTACCGGTGATTGTTCCGTAGTAAGCAGAAGTATTTTCAGTGATCTGTGCCATGAATTCGTTTCGTATCTTTTCGGTCTGGCCTGCATATAGTGAAGCACGATTGTATGGCGATGTACCTTCGATCTTGACGTGGTAACCTTGGTTTATGAAAGATTTTCTCCAGTTCTCGTCTTTTACGTTGTCGATGAACTCGTCTTGTGTAAGTCCGAGCATAGCGTAGAATTTCTTCTCGCCGTCGAGCTTGATCACAGCGTCTGCAAGACCTTCCAAAGTAATCGTCATTTCTTTTTCCGATACTTTGTGGATGTCGATCATCTTCATGATCATGCCTTCCTGAAGTTCTTTGTTGAAGACTTGAATTCCTGCCATCAACTTACATAAGTCTTCGGCGTACGCTTCGTGACAAAAAACTTTACCTCCGTATGTGTCAGATAGTTTCTTGTTGATGATGCGTCTTCCGGAGAGACCTAATGTGTCCCAATCGATTTCTGGTGCTTGTTTTTTTTCTGGTGTCATATTTTTTGTTTTACTATAAACTATATATCTAAATTGATTATTCTATGTTAATCCTCCAGTACTTATTAGGTCACCGGGAATTCCGAAGATTGGCAAAGGTAATAAGTTTGGCGCAGATGCCGTTGAAGCTCCTTGCGTTACCAAACCCGATGGTATGGTGACTTGCACAGTGGCTGACTTTATGTACGTGTCGATTGCTGGAGTGGCTAATGACGCGAAAGTTTTTGCCGCTGCTTGTCTTGCTTTATCAGCAACATTAGTTCCTGTTGGTGAATTTGCAATAGTTTCAGCAAAAACAAACATTGCTTTGTCAAATGCTTGTTCAAGAGCTGCGTTCAATGTCTGTGGTACTAGTGGCATGTTTATTTGGTTTTTGTGATTGTGCTTAGTGTTGTTGTTCGCATTGGTTCTATAGGAGGACTCGTGGGCGCACCTAAGTTTCCAATGTGAGTGTGCCCATCAAAGTATTTTTTGAATGCGTCACCTTTGATGACTGCTTCGGTTGCTCCTTCGCCAAGTTCAATGGTCTGCGCATCAATGACCGCTTTTTCGGTTGTGACATTGACTTGACTTGTCGACACTATGTTGATAGTGTTGCCGACGAGCTCGATGATGCTCTCCGTGTCTTTGTGTTGGATCGTAATGCTGGAATCAGGGTTTATGATTACCTGTGAGTCCTTGTGAAATATGTTGAAACCTTTGCCGGGCGTATAGAATACCTTGACTTGCTCATCGTTATCGTAGAGCATGATGTGTGATCCTTCGTAGCTGTCTTGTATTTCTTCGACTGCTTGGACGTTTAAGTTCTGGATGAAAGACCACTCAGGAGCGTAGAGATCTCCGGTCGGGAATACGACTTTGACGATAGTCCCTACTTTTGGAATTGATATGTCACCGAACCCTTTGGTCTCGCCTCCAGCGAAAAACTTCCCGTTTGCTGGGTTGGCCCACGGAATTTGTTCCAACGGAATTTCTACCTTTGTGATCTGTCCTGTCGGTTTTCCGTTCTCGATAACAGGGTCTTCGGAATTGAACAGTCCAAATATCTTGATTTTACAACGGCCTTCTTTGTCCGGATCGTTGGCATCGAGTACCTCGCCGATAAAGAATTTTCCTATAAGTTCTTCTTTGCTAAACGATTTCATTATTGTTTGTATACGTTACCTAAACGAGCTTTGACGATTGACGGTCCTGAGAGTATTCCTTTAGGCAAGTTGCCGACGATTAAATTTGGATTGTTTATTTGATCATCTTCAACGGTTCTGCCTATCGATCCTCTTACCAGGTTTTGGTTGGTGTTTATTTCATCTTCGACTGCTTTTCCCATGTCGTCAACGACAAGGCCGCTTGGCCCCAACGTAGGAAGAGCGTTACCTAAAAACTCGGATATCAATTTGACTTCTTCACCGGTCAGCCCTATGTTGCCGAGTTGCTCCGGTGTCACACCGCCCTGAGCGGAGAATTGCTGTAGAAGATTTCCCGCTGTGCCGATAGGATTGTTCGCCAGGCCTTGGATTGAGTTTGCTATCGTAGATGCAGAAAAGCTGTAAACATTTTCTAGCCCCAATGAAGAAGCAACACGGTCGGCCAGACCTCTCAAAGCAAGTTCGACTGTTGATGTAAATGACTTACCGCCTAATGTATCGCTGATAGTTCTTGATTGTTGGCTTAAGTCTTTGATGTCATATAAGTAATCGGACGCGTAGTATGAGTCTTTTAGGACAGCACCCAAAAGACCGTATGAGTTTACTTCCGAAATGTAAGGAGTATTGATCACTATGTTGTTCATCGCCTTGTCTGACGCTGTTTTGCCTACGCTCTCCAGGTAGTTTGGCGAAGAAGCGAATACGTCAAATGTGCAGAGGTCGAATCTGAAAGACAAGAATGTAGTTGTAGACCAAGGAGCTCTTAAGCCTACCTTCCCAGCGACTGCAGAGAGGGCTGCGCTTTTGGCAGCTGTTCCAAGACTAGCTCCTCCTTCTGCTATTCCGTTTGCCAAATTTCCAGCCGCTTGAAAGATACCACCTACATCGCTCAGGATGATGCCCGGGTCAGAAGTTCCAGCGTTTAAGTCGATCCAAGACTGCAAAGAAGTCTGCATCGGTCTTACTTCTGCGACGACCAACTCCATCGCAAACATTCTTTGGTTTTCGGGCAGAGCGTATCTCATCCACCCTGAGTCAAAAACTGCCTTGCGATATAAGTCCATTAAGTAAGTAATCTTAAGGTCGATCGCCTCTTCGGTTTCTATCGTTATCTTTTTCTCTTTTCCACGGAAAGAATTACCTGGTGTAATCTTCCAGATATCTCCCAAGCCTGTCACTTTGGTAAAGTACCAAGGAGCTTCTTTAAGAAGGGTTAAGAAACCTTTTTTGAATTCACGGATCATTTCTGCCCTAGATTCTTGGTTCGTTCTCACAAAGTAACTGACAGCAGAGTCGGTATCTTCGTCTGGCAAGAAAAGACCTTGCGGATAGTAGTCCAAATCTTTGTCTCCGCTATAGTCCTGTGTGTTGATTATCCTCCACTGGAATCCTAAGTAAGTCGGGTCTTGCCACTCAAGTATAGGACCACCCGTAGGTTGTATCCTGGCCTGCCCGTATGACAAGAAGTTTTTGGTTATGGAATCCGCGTATTTCATGATCTATGTATATATTTAAGGCGCCGGCCATTCACGCCTTCTAAGAAAGAGCGTTTGATAAAAATCTGGACGATTGGAACCTCCGTTAGAATATGATCCACCCGGGCCTATGCGGTCAAAACTAAATATCATTCCGTCTGTCATATAAAAACCGGTGTAAAACTGGTCTACGGTGGGGTAATTCTTGTTCGGTTCTGCATCAGCAACGTCACCGGTCGCGTCAAGTCTTCTTTTGGTATCATCAGTTATGTTCTGCATCAGAAGCGGCAGCTTTTCACCGTTTGCGACGTTTGGATTCCACCTTGGCAGGTCTACTTTTATGAAGAGCTTTGTGAGTTCTTCGCGGTTTCTTTTGTTGTGTACTTCGGAAAAAAGATATTTGTCGTGTACGTTCTTTGATTGGACACCCAACCACATCTTCTTGTTCTGCGTCTTCCAATAGTCTAACTGTGATGGAGCGCCCGCTGCGGTACTTCCTTTTGGAAACGTACGTCCTTTAAGAATGATCTTGTCTTTTTCTGCGTCTGTGGTTGTAAGAGGATCTATGTATAGGTCCCAGTACTTTAGGCTCTTTTGGTCAAAGAACTGGACGTGTGTTTTATACCCCCACTTCTTAGCGACTTCGGAGCTGTTGTTGACGATCTGATGTTGTTTCACAAAAAAGTTTGTGTTCTGCAGATCCGTCAAGTTTGACAGCATTTTTGGAAGAGTTACCTGTCCTGACTTGGCGTCCTTCAAGTCATTGGGATAGTATTCTTTCACAAGAGTTGAATCCAAGATAGCCGCTGGGAGTTGGCTGTCTCCTTCGAATTGATTGTTTACGTTTATGAAGTTCAAATGGTAGTAAACATCTATGTAGACTTTGTAAAAATCTTTAGGAGATTTCCAAGCATGATCAGCTATGTGATTTATGAAATTGTACATGCTATCACCAGGGCACACCCAATTCATAGAATCAACAGTAGATGTCTCATTCGTCGCGAAACCTAAGTTGAGCTCTTTTGCTATTAGTTGTATTACATCGAAAGAATTGCCTGTGTAAGACTTGACGACCTCGTCGCGAATGTGCGGGATAAAAAGTTCTCCTTGAATCACGACCGAAGCTCCTGCTCCTTCTTCGCCTCCTTTTCCGATGTCCACTGATGTGATTACATAATCATTCCTCACTGGTTTGAACACATCGTTCTTAGCACGAATAAAGACATTGACTATGTCACCGTCTTTCGGCATTGCTTGCGACTTAAACGCAGTTGAGTTAACGAGATCAAAAGCCAAAAACAGCTTAGGTAAGAAACCTGTGCAGTCGATCCTAAATGTATCGAGTTCTTCTAAGCTGATAGTGTAGTTGTTGATTGCGACCATTGGGTAGTCGGTACCTACGCTATTCTGCTCTTGATGACCCGTGACTTCTTTTGGCTTGTTTTGAGGAATCTTATCAGACGTTGAAGAAAAAACATCAGCGAGGGATAGCTCGTCTAAGACGATCTTTGGCTTAAGAAGCGAACGTATGATGGTTTTTTCATCAGATGCCATGTATTCTGTTTTATGTGTTGTTTCTTAATCTTTGCTTAATCATCTTAGCGACAAATTCACTCTTAGACACCGGATCTTGAGAATCAAATCCCGAAGCACTAACAGCACCACCAAGAACCAACTTACCATTGACGAGCGTGATCTCTTGGTCACCGAAGTCTGCGAGGTTTGGAGGAAGAGCAGGAGCATTCTTACCTTTTGACGGATCCGGTTTCGTGGCCTGCGTTCTCTTTTCGAAATCAGCGAGACGTGGATCTACAGTCGACTTTTTCTCTGGTGTAATGTAT